TCAGCCACCTCGCTTGATTTGGTTATAAACATAGCCCGGGGTTACTTTTACCCCGGTTTGCTCGGTTAAAAGCCGGGCTGCCCTGGTATAATTCATTTCCACGCGATTGAACGCTTCCAAAACTTTTGTGAAGTCGATACTCTTTCTCGGCCGACCGATTGCTTTGCCTGATTTGGTGCCATTCTCTTTTGCATAAGCAATTCCGGCATTAACTCTTTGTCTTATAGTTGATTGCTCCAGTTCTGCGGCCGCCGTCATTATGGAGAAAACAAAATTCCCCATTGGAGTAGTGGTATCAATGCCGGAGTCCATATAAGATTTAAAACCGACATTATAGCTATTAAGCATCTGCATGGAATTTACGGCATGGATCACAGATCTAAAAGCTCGGTCAAGTTTCCAGACAAGCAGAACATTGAACTTTTTCAGTTGGGCCTCCTTCATCAGCGCCGTCCAAGCCTTGCGCCCGGTAAAATCTGATGCAGAAGCCTCATCTGTATATTCCCGGTAGATTTCCCAACCATTGTCGGCACAGTATTTACGAAGCGCTGCGAGCTGCAGCTCCGGGTTTTGCTCTTTGTCTTTAGTTGATACCCTGGCGTATAGAGCTACTTTCATTTAGTTGCTCCTTGCTTTTCGTTGGTCCATGATGGAAAACAAAACGCCTACCGATCCGTCCACACCTAGCGTTTCACCCCCTGATAGAAGCATCTCCAGTACCTTTGGCCTATATTCTTCTTGTACGCCCAACTCTTTAACGCATGCCGACATGGTTTCCGACATTGCCATCACTACGCCGAGTTTTTGTTTCTCGACATCCGGGCTATTCAACATTTCCTTAACAGTATAACTTGACCGCTGGTTTATGGTCTTCCTATCAGCAATGGTGTTATCCTTTATTCGCTGTACTTTACAAAAGCATCAGTAAAACCAGCCGCCTTAATCTTAGCAAGCATCGCGTCTGCGTTTGACTTAACGGAATACGCACCGACCTGCACACGGTAATATTTTTTTGGTGTGGTCGGTGTGACGGGAACGGGTGCTTCCGTTGCAGCCAGTCCAACCTTTACAGCAGCACGGAAGGTATCCATCGACTTTCCATGTTTCGGAAACCAGTGCATGACGTCGCCGTGGTTGCTGGCGATGCCCAGCTTACAACCCTCACTGTGGCAAATGATGTCCTTCTCCGTAAGTCCATACTGCTTGCAGAGATATACGCAAAGCTCCACGGCTTCTCTGTAAATGGCAGAAAAATACGAGGCATCGGTTAGACCGTCCTCGCAGATTTCAAAGCCGATATGTGTATCGTTCGCAGAACCCCCGGCGTGCCAACCTCTGTAATTCCACGGTAGAGTCTGATAGGTGGCTATGCTTCCGTCAGCCAACTTGCCTATGAAACCGTGAACGCAGACCTGCCTGCCATCGGGCTTGTCTTGATTCCAGTGGTTGTTGTACTGGTTCTTGCCCAGCAGACCGTCGTCGGGACCCACATAGCGTTTGAGGTTGGGGTTGTTCGCCCCAGTGGAATGTACCATGATGCCTTTCGGTGTGATGGTTTTACCCGCTTTGTAGCAGGCATTGTTAGTCAAAATGAGTTTGTGCAGGTTCATTTATTCGTCCTCCGTTCTGTCATGAAGCTGTTCCAAAATGTCTTTGAGTTTCGCCGGAATGGGCAGTCCGAGATGCCCGGCATTTTCGAGCATCGAGACGCCCTCGTTGGAACAATAGAAGAAGATGACGGCTGTCCGCAGAACTTCTCCGTTGCCGATGAGATAGGTATCCATGATATGTCCGATACCGACCATCACAAATATCAGTACCTTCTTGCAGATACCCTTGAAGCCGACTTCGCTGGACAGATTTTTGTCCGCAATCGCGCACATGACGCCCGTGATATAATCGGCGATCACGAACACGAGCAGTGCATAAATTAAACCGTCCATGCCTCCAAAGAACCAGCCGAGTGCGCCGCCGACTGCCGACAGCGCGAGTTGAATCCAATTCCAGATTTCTTTCATGTTGTTATTCCTCCATTAATAAATAGTCACGCCGTTTAAATTGGGTTTTTCAGATGCTTTGCCGATCAAGTCAGAAAGACGTGCTTTGCCTTTCCGCCCGCCGCTGTCGACAGTAAATGCGGTATAGAAACCACCCCTGCCGAAATTGTGTGCCACATCCGTGACCGTACCGAGGATTTCGGTTTTCGCACCGCTGATGATGCGAACCTCGTCGCCAATGGTGAGCTGTGGCGTGAAGATGCCCACGAAGCTCTCCTGTCTGCCGGAAGTGGCAATGGCTTGCGCCAGCTCCTCGGCCATAGCCGTTATCTCGGCAAGCGTCGCACCGTCAGCGGCTGTTACGTAGGTCGTTCGGTGGGAGGGCTGAACCCACCACTTGCTCCTGGGGACTGTGGCATAAACCGTGTTTTCTGGGTCGGCGCAGGTGACACAGACCCTGCTGACCGCTTCCGAATCGTCATATTCCACGCTGTAACTCCAGCAAGTCTTGTCGCGCTCGAAGGTATACACAGCAGGCTGGTCGAAACGGGCATCTGAAGCGGCCGCCACGCCGATGATGCCATTTGCCGTTTCATCGACCTTCCAGCCGTCAAGCAGAGAGATGACCCGCTTGATGCCGTCCAGTATGGTGACATCTGGTTCGAAGCGCAGCTTCCATGCCTTTGTGCTGTCGCCGACAAAAAAATCCTCCACCTCCGCGAGGCGAAGAATTTCTTGCAGGTTCAGCTGAAGCGTCGTTTCTTCAAATGTATTGTCCTCATTGAAGGTCTGTTCCTTCAGCAGTTTGCCAATCGCGTTTCTGGCAGATACGGATACTTTTTCGTCCGGGTAAGGTACCGAAGCGCGGTCGATATAGAAGATGCCGAGCATGATTTCTCCGCTGCTGCCGAGGGAAAAGTGCAATTCCATCTTGGTGCCGGGTGTCACGAAAGCACGGTAGCGGTTGAGCAGTGCGCCCTTGATGTTGAGCAAGGTGCAAGACATCTGAGACACCTCACTGCCGATGCTGAATTTCACAGAGCCGTCAATAAACGAATTTGTGATGTCGGTCGGCAGCATATACATGACAAACCGATGGTCGCCCTCGGCGCTCCAGAACCCGTATGCGCCGTAATGCGCCACTTTTTTGATGCTCGGATACGACACCGCTTCATCCGGTGAAATCCTGCTGGTTTCCGTATAGGTCAGGCTGTCATACAAACCGAGAACCGGGTCCGCCGTGCTGCCCGTGACAGTACCTTCGGCGGTGAGGTATATAAAACGGAGCAGGTTGTCCGAGGTGTGGATCACCTGCGGAAACAAGCCTGCTCCTGCGTCAAGGGAATATTCAAATGTCAGCGTCATGGCATCACCCCCGTTGCAGCTGCACCGAGTAGGTGAAGCGCAGCAAGTTGTTCGCGGTCTTGAACGGGTACTCAAGCGCAAAGCTGGCTGTGATCGACGCACCTGCCGCAGGCGGTGTAGTGAACTTTAGCCCCGGCACGGTCTTGCCAAAAAAGAAGGTTGAGCCGAAGCTCTGTCCGTCCCTTGTCGGAAAGCTCTGGTAATATAAATTGTATGTCCAGTTGTAGCTGACACTGCCTGCTACGGTTAAGGTCTCTACCTGTTTTGTTCCCACATTGCCTGCGGCGTCAACTGTGGATGTCGGTATGGCGGTCAACCCTGTGCAAGTATCATTTGCAATGCTAATATTCAGGGTAGGATCATTATCCGCAGCCACTTTAGCGGTCAGACGTACATATCTTCCGTTATCGGGACTGATTGTAAAGAAGTCCGTGATATCGGAGTTTTGTGCGAGAGCAGCGTTTACCTTTGTCGCAACTACTGTCGAAGAGTCTCCGCTTGTAACCGGCACCGAAAGGGTGATCGGGGAGTTTACCATTCCAGCCGCCGTTACGACAACCGTTGCGTTTCCCGCAGTCCCTATGGTTCCGGTCACATAGATATTTTCCTGTTGCTTTACGGCGGCGACTCCGGCTGTCGTATTGGTCGAGGTTGAAACAACGGTCAGACCCGCGCAGGTGCCATTTGACAGTGCGATATTCAGACTTGAGACATTGGCTACCGGCGTTTTAGCGGTTAAGATCACATCCGCGCCTGAGACCGACGCGTCATATACAGCTGAAATATTCGCATTGTTTTCAAGGGCTGTTTTTATCTTGCCTGCCACAATGCTCGCCGTATCCGATGAGGCCACAGGCACTGAAAGAGTGATCGGCGAACCTGTCATACCATTTGAAGTGACGACGACGGTGGCATTGCCTTCACCACTTAAAAAGACTCTCCAGTACCTCGCCGATACTTCTGTGAATTTCCAGACCTGACTCGTCCTCGAAAGCCCTGATACATCCGTCCAGTCGGCATCGTTTGTTGAATACTGAATTTTAAGAGTACCGAGCCTTGCGGAAGGTACGGTCAGAATGTCAATCTTAAGCGTATTGCAGGCCTTTGCTGTTCCGAAATCTATTTTAATCGGATTCACATCACTCACCGTGCAGGAAGAGGGATATACCGTCCTGTCATAACAGCTCCACCAGGCAAGAGGGTCGCGATAGTCGTAGCTGCTGTTTGGCGTTTTTGATGCAATATCACCGAATGATACTCCGGCGCTTTTGCAGGTCATCGCCGCCGTATGGTAGTTTTCATACCAGTCGCCGCAGTTGTTCTCCAAATCCACCGTATAGTCCGTTCCTTCTGTCATTTCCGTATCGTTTGCAAAAATACGTACGGTCCCGGACTGTATCAGCGGACACTTCATACTGAACTCGGTTGTAGCTCCGTCACCCTCGCCGATGACGAGATGGTCGACCGTGTAGGGTGGGAAAACCTCATGGTTTGGGAAGGTAAAAGCTCCGACACCTGCAACGCCAAGGTGCTTGATGATGCGGTTGTTTGACTCGCTGTCAAGGAACGTGGTTACGGGCAGGTCATACTGATAGGTAGTGGTATTCCCCGTACCGCCGCTGAAGGAATAGCTTTTACTGCCGTGATATTTCACGTTCATATCTGAGGAGTACTCCACGGGGAAGCGGGAAAAGCGAACATAATCGTCCGTACTTCCTGTGAGAAGCCATTTAAACAGGTAGTTGTTAGCCGCCGTGGGATAAATGCCGTTTGTACCGAAACCGGAAGGCGTGCAGGTAGCGTAGAAGGTTGCGGTTATATACACCACATCTGTATCAGTCTTTGCGATGGCGATCTGGTTCCCTTCGGAATCCTGCAGCATGGCATGGGACATGATGTAGTAATAAGATGAAAAGGTGCCGCTGTAATAACCTTCGAGTGCCACCTCGGTAATGGTGGAGCCGTTACACTCGGTCGCTTCCAGCTTGATTTGCTTTGTAGTATGCGAAGTCGGATATTCATAAACCGTTTCCAGCGTCGTCACAGCTTTGCGCGTAAGATGTGTAAAAAGGGCGGTATCCGTAACGGCGGGCGTCCCCGTTCCAGTACCAACTGCGATATATCTGAACAGGTCTGTCGTTTTACTCAGCGGAGAAGCCGTCAGCCTGCTATTAAAATAGTAGTTCGTAATGACGTTGAAGCCGACTGCTGTCTGCTTGATTTTACCGCTTACGGCATCGACGACCTTAACGTCAAAACGGTTGTGAAGAACAGCTCGTTCTTGTATCTTCATTTTGAAAACCTCCTAAATTGGTAATGTAGAAACAGGTTGCAGGCTCACAGACGAAGCTACAACCGTAATAACAGCCGTATGTGCTGGTTGGTAGCAATTAATGAACACCGCCTCGTCAATCCAAGCGCCCGCCGATATTGTAGATATGGCTGCAGTCTCGTTTTCATAAGTGAAGTAGTCCACAGTTTCTGAGGCAGCGACAGCGCTCAGCGCGGGCAGAAACCATCTTTGCAAGCCAAGTTTGTAATACCAGAGAGAACGGTATTCCGGCATTGTAATGGTTACCGCTACCGTCCTGCGGATATCGGAGCTCGTATATAGAACAAGCGCCTGTTCCTCGCTGTCGTAGGAAGCGGAGATAACGGTCACCCCGGAAACGGAGAGGGTGCATTTCACCGGGAATCCCGCATCGATACTTCCGTTCAAAGGCTTTGTAAGATGGATTTTAAATCCATAACACACAAAGCCTGTATCGCGGTTCAGCTTTTCCACCGAGGCCACGGAGATTTCTTCGGTGTCCGACTCGTCCAGCAGGATATAGGGATAAGCGGTATTCCCGCACGAGTACTCCTTGTTCAGCGTGTCCAGTTCGGTTATATCGGAAATCCACATCCTTACATTAGAGGCGTTGATGTGGACCGTTTCCGGTCGAACACTCATTCCGGCATAGTTTCGGTGGGTCAGTGCCAGCAGCATCCGTCCGTTGTTCTGCGTCAAAAATCCGATGCGGAAGTCGTTTGTTCGGATAACTGACAGCGTCGTGTTGCCCGTACCAAGCGTGGCTACTTCATGCTCTGCTTCCCAGACATAGCTTCCGTTTTCCTGACAGCAGAGCGCCCGGTAATACACAGAACCGCTCTTGAGGTAGCCAATGATTAAGCCCTGGTCAAGGTCTTGTTCGACGCTGGACTGCCAGCCCTTGCAGGCAGATATCTGTGAAACATCGGTGGCAAGAAGTACAGTATTATCGCTGTCCCGCCAGACCTGAACATAGAGGTTTTCGTCACGGACATAAAAAATATACGGGTATTCCTCGGTTTGAAGGTAATACCATTCCTTTTCGGCGTTCATTTTCCACACGCCGTTAAATTCAATCGCCACATCAGTCGCCGTGCCAAGTGTCCACTGGTGCTCCCACGGATACTCTAAGCCAGCCGGGAACTTCCGTTTATATATCTTTGCGACACCATCGTCCAGACAGATGGCATAAGCCAGAGATAAATCGGATTCGCCGGCAGTCTGGCGCACAGCCACATCTCCGAAAGCCGGAGCAATATCTTCGTGAATCGGCTCGGAGAGCAGCGAATTGACGGAGGTCTGTGTGGCTACCACACGGAGTTTTGCTAAGCTGTCCGTGTTTTCTACCTTGAAGCGGTTAGCAAGTTTTTCTTTCAGCGCCGTTGGTATGCTTCTCATGGGTCGCTCACCTCGCTTACCGCCGCAAGGGTGGCTGTGACCTTATACCAGCCAGCCGCCTGATAATCAAAGTCGCCGAGTTCAGTAATTCTTCCGCTGAAAACGCCCTGCTTTACCGAGCACTCAAGCAGCGGAACGCTATCCTCGGCTGTCATCAGCGCGGCTTTCCCGGCTTCATTAACATGGAGAGTCAGCTCATAATGCACGGTCGGCGAACCGAAGCGTGTCAGATACTCTGTCCCGTCAAGGGCGGTCTGCACCGTTCGGATGACCTCCTGCGTTTTTCTAAAAGATACAAAGCGCGTGATGATTTCACTTGTCTCCATATTTTTCAGATAACTCATACACGCACCTCCTGTCTGAGCCTGTCGATGATGATGTCTACGACCGAGGTCATTTCACCAGCAGAATTAACACCTTCCACGCGGATAATGCCGGTGTGCTCCACGGTTTTGTTCACATCAAGAGCGGTGTCGTTCACCACCCGATTTATATCCGAGTCAATGTCCATCTTGAAATCCGTCGGCAGCGCGGTCTGCATATCGTCTGCGATCCCCTTCATCGCGCCGTCGATGTCCTTTGCCATATCAGCTACGGCATACACGGCATCCTTGCCGTTGCTGTCGATAGATCCGGCGAGACCTTCGACCATCATCTTGCCAAGCCAGCCCATTTCCTTTGAGGGAGAAGCAATACCAAAGAAGTCGCAGATACCGTCCCATATGGAAGAAATCCAGCCAGACACTTTATCCCAGAGCCACGAGGCCAGTGACTGTATGCCTTGCCACAGGCCTGAAACGATGTTCTTTCCGATTTCAAATACCGCGCCGACCGCCTGTCCGAGTCCCTGCACAATTGCTGCAATAATCTGCGGAAGGGCGGCTACGAGCTGCGGAATGGCTTGAATCAGTCCAGCAGCAAGCTGAACGGTGAGCTCGATGCCCATTTCAATAATCTCAGGCAGATTGTCTGTAATAAAATCTATTATGGTCGTTATGATTTCGGGCAGCGCGTCGATCAGCTCCGGCAGTGCGTTCAGCAATCCCTCTGCCAGCCCTTTTATAATGGCAAAGGCCGCCTCGAGGATTTTGTCCATATTGTCGAGCAGCACCTGAACAATCAGGAGGATCGCCTCAACGATGGAAGGAATCAATTCAGGCAGAGCTTCTGCGATACCCAATGCCAGCGTCACGATCATCTGAATCGCGGCTTCTATAATGGCGGGCAGATTGTCGATAATGCCTTGAACCAGTGTAAGGACAAGCTGCAGAGCGCCTTCCGTGATAGCGGGCAGAGCCTCAATCAAGCCCTCAAGCAGAGTCATGACGATAGAGGATGCGCATTCCACGATGGTCGGTAGATTTTCTACAATCGCATTTACGATAGCCATGACGATATCCATGCCGACCTGAATGATTTTAGGCAGATGCTCCATAATCATGTCGGCAAGCCCGCCTACTGTATTGCCGATGACCTCGCTTATCTTGTCAAAATCGTCTCCGGCCTCCACTAAGCCGGAAGTGAAGTCGCCGAGCAGCGTAGTACCCTCGTCAGCAAGCGTCTGTAGCTGCGGAAGGAGTACCGTACCCATGACGCGCTTGGCAGCTTCCGAGCCTTGCTTCAGCCGCTGAACGGAATCATCAAAGGCACCGAGTTTTTCGATGCTCTCCTCACTCAGAACAGCACCCATGCGTTTCGCTTCCTCGGTCAGCGCGGCGATGCCCTCGCTTCCTTGGGCGATAAGGGGATTCAAGTCCTGCGCACTCTTGCCGAAGAGCTGCATGGCGAGCGCGTCACGCTCCGTTTCATTGGACACGCCTCCGAGAGCATCAATGACCTCCCAGTAAACGTCCTCGCTGTCGCGAAGATTGCCGTTTGCATCGGTAACCGACACGCCAAGCCGCGCGTACGCGTCGGCATATTTTGCGGAGCCGTCCGCCGCGCTCGACATCGATTTAACGTTCTTGGCCATCGAGCCTGTAAGCGTATCCAGAGAAACATCCACGAGGTCTGCGGCATAACTGTATGCCTGCAAACTCTCAACCGACATACCTGTCACGGTGGACTGGGTCAGCATTTCATCCGCGTAAGCGGCGGCTTCCACGGTCATATCGACCAGAGCTTTGCCTGCGCTTATAGCAGCTGCACCAACAGCAACAAAAGCCGCACCCATTGCAGCACCGATACCTTTGACAACCGAACCGAGCTTTTCAAACTTGCTGCCGGAGGAATCGGCTTCCTTGCCCGTTTTTTCAAGCTCGTCTCCGAATTGGTCGGCTTGCTTCTCGGCATCGTCAAAATTGTCGGCCACATTGTCCAGAGCCTTTTCGTTGTCCTTCAGTTCGCGCTCCATGCCGTTGAGTTCCGCCTGCGCGTTATTCAGCTGCACCGCCCACTGCTGTGTGCGGCGGTCGTTCTCGCCAAAGGAGTCGGAGGCGTTTCCCAGTGCTTTGCGGAGCGTTTCGATTTTATCTTTCTGGGCGTCGATTTGTTTGGTCAGAACCTCATTTTTGGAGGTGAGGGACTGGACGCTATTTTCGTTTTTGCCAAATTCGGATTCGACCAGCTTCATCTCCGAGCCGAGTACCTTGAACGACTGGTTGATGTCGGAGAGCGCTTTTTTAAACTCTTTTTCGCCCTCGACTCCAATCTTCAAGCCGAAATTGTCACCCATATCTCACCACCTCCTTAGATGCCATTTGGTATGATTTCGTCGATGTAATACTCGCGTTTGGCCTTTGCCAAGCCGTTAAACTGCTTGTATATCTCCCACTGGTCGAGCAGATGTCCGATCGGCATCAGCCATACTTCGGGCTCCGCCCGACCGAGGAGGGTTGTTCCATAAAAAATCAGCCGGGCAAACAATTCTTCATCGCTTACCCGACCGACACGTTTTTTGAGGGTTCATCCTCACTTTCCACATTTCGCTTCGTTCCTTTATACATCGCGTCCATGATGGCATTTTTATAATCCGAAAGCTCAAAGGGCGAAGTGAGTAGTTCGACAGCTTCCTCTGTGAGCAGCTCGCGCTTTTTGGCGGGATTTTTCAGATTGTGTACCAGTACCGACTGATTGGCGAGGAGTGTAATAAGCCATACGATTTCATCAAGAGCCATCTCGAAATTCTCGCTTTTCATCAGCTTTTCGCCGAGATTGGAAAGCCCACCGTAGCGCCCAGCGATTTCCTTCGTTGCCTTGGTGGTGAGGAGCATCTCATACTCTGCACCTCCGATGGTAATTTTGGAGCTTCTTTCGTCAGCCATTAGGCTTCACCTCCAGTCTGCGCTGTGAACGCAGGCTCATAGACCTGCGTGTACCAGCCGGTGATAACGGAAGCCGGTACGCTCGTATCGTCCTCATTCACTTCGGCTTTCCATGGGTGCTTGCCATTTCCGTCCAGCTTATTGCGGCGGAACACCGTGCCCTCGATGGTCGGGGTGGAGAAGGTGATGCTGTCGCCCTTGGTGGCGAGGTTGGTCGCCGGGATACCAAATTTCACCCGGTAAAGCCAGAAATAGCGGTACTTTCCATTTGCCTTTTTTGCCCGGAAGCCTACCGCAACGGGAGTGCCGCCGTCCTCGCTGCCGGACACTACGACGTTGTTATCGTCGAGTTTTGCGCCTGTCAGGTCCTCGGCCGCTGTTACGCCGATATCGTCGATACCAAGCGAGAGAGTGCCGTTTTTAAATTCCTTCACGACCTCGGCGGGACCGTCGTCCGCATAAAGCGTCGCCTCAGCAAGCTCGACCGACAGATCCGCTTTCATTGCTTTGGCAAGAGAGATTGGAGCGCTGTAGGTTTCTGTTCCGTCCACAGCCTCCGTGATTTTTGAGTAATAAAGTTTGTCAAGCCCGATAGTAGCCATTTGTTATTCCTCCAGTTCGTAAATTTTCGCCACGTCGATGGCGTAGTGGTGATAGCCGGTATCGTCTTCATGTCCGATATACCGGCGGTCTGTTATTGTAAATTCCGCGTTCAGCAAGGCGCGGACAATTTGGTTTTTCATAGCTGTGTAGCTTCCCTTATCAAAAAGAGAAAGCCGCGCTTCTTGTGTTTCGTGACGGGGACCGTCATCGGTATACAAAGCAAAGGTATCCGCCAGCGGTGTAATCACAACGTATCTGTTCGGGGCGGATTCCGAAAAAACGCCTGTTTCGACGGGTACAATCGGTAAGATGAGGGTGTTCAGTTCTTGAAGCAGGCTCATATGTTTTCAACCTCCTTCTCAAACGCTGCGATCATCGCATCAACACAGGCACTTTTACTTGCCGATTTTGCGGGTTTGAGAAAGGGTTTCGGAGGCTGTCCGCTTTTGCCGTACTCCAAAACACCTGCAATCATGGCGTTGCTTTTGCCATCAGGACGAGGTTCAGAAAATCCAACTTTTACAGTGAAATTTCCGTCCTTATCCTGTCTTGCGGAGGAAACGCCCAGCGCCGAGAGCAGCTCGCCAGTTGAGCGGCTTTCTTCCTTTGTTCCGCTGCCGATAACGGCTTGAAGGTTGGACTTAACTTTTGCTTCCACAACATCGCCGCCCGCTTCCAGCACCTTTGGGATGATTTCATCTGTTTTTTCTCCAAGCCGGGAGAGTTTCAGAAGAAAATCCTCCGGCATTTTAAATGCTGCTTTAGCCACTCGGCTTCACCTCCTTGGCGAGTACTTCAATGTACATCCCGCGACCTTTCACATCCTCAACTGAGATGATTTCAAAGTGACAATTATCGTTTATCACAACCATCGCGGTTGTAACTGTAACGTCGGGGATACAGCGAAAGCGGAAAAGGTCGGTGGCTTCGGAGAATTGAGCCCGATTTGCCCATTTCTCGTTGCCGTGCCGACCCTCCCGGTACGCTCTGACCGAAGCTACGATATTGTCAACCTCGGTTCGGAATCCTTCTGCATCTTTTATGGTCACTTTCTGGGCGATGTCGATGAGGGTGTTCATCTTACCAAAGCTCATGCTCACACCTTCCAATCCCGGTCAAGTCGCAAAAGCAGATTGACCGTGTTCCATACTTGCTGTCCGGCCTGCACGTTGTCAGAGAAAAAGCCGCCAGTGCTGCCGTCCCTTGATTCATAGAAATGGGACGACAGCATAATGACGGCCTGCTCTGTGGTAGGCGGCATCTGATGGTCGGTGTAGTAGTTTTCTGTGAGATGCTGATAGCTCTCGGCATAGGACACAGAGGCGGATATGTACAACTGCAGCAGTTCATCGTCCGCCGTGTGTTCCAGGATGAGATTTGCTTTCACTTTTTCAAGCAGCGTCATACCGCCACCGTCCTTTCATTATTCTTCCGGTTCTGCGATGACCACAGTGAAGGTTGCTTCGGGATAGCCGGAAGCCCAGATGGTGAAGACCTTCGGCGTATTTATGATTTCATCGCATTTTAACCACATGACGATATCTCTGGCTGAACCACCGACAGTAGCGGCTTCAGCAGCATCAGCGGCTGTAAGTTGAGAGCCGTTGTACTTAACCGCAGTAATATCTGCAAGTCCTGTGGTAATGAGCATTCCGACCCACTTGTGCGTGCCCTGCGCCGGATTGGAGCTTGGAAAAGCAATCAGTTCCGATACGGAAGCCGCAACGGCAATAACACCGTCCTCAATGGTGATCGCCGTAACCTTACTTTGGTTGGCGATTATATCCTCGCCACTGGGTGTGGGGATTTTAGAAACCGATACATTCCATGCATCCGGAGTCATAAGCCCTGCATCTTTCAGTTTGAGCAGCAGAGCGTTGAAATCGTCCTTGACTCCAGCTACAGTAGCAGCTGTGCTGGTTGCTTGGTTATTTGCAGAAGGAAGCCCCGTTATCGAGGCTCCCTCCTTGATTTCCAACGTTCCGCCGATGACGGTTTTCTCGCCGCCCTGTTCGGTGTAGTTCTTCGCATTATATTCGCTCATATCGCTACCTCCTTAGGCCTTCATCTTAAGAATCTGTACGGCTTCGGGTAGTACCAGTTTGCCGTCGACACGCTCCTTTGCCACATAGCCAATCATGCCGTTGCCTGCGTAGAGTTCCTTGAGTTGTGCAAAGGAACGGGAACCACGGTCACCGATGTTGTAGTAGCTGAAATCACCGAATGCCATAACAGGCACCCCCGGTGCAATGGTGGGAACGAAAGCGGAGGTGTAAATGGAGTAGCCTGCTAGCTTGTCGGGTTCACCAGCCTGATAGGACGGCTGCCAGATATATGCGCCGTTGCCGTCTTTCAGCTTGCGGAGAACGGCAAGCGTCTGGTCATTGGTGATGAATACGGCCTCTTTACGATACGGGCGCTTGAGGGCATAGATGAGGTTCAATACCTCGTCTGCCGTAATCGAAGCACCGGAAGTAGTAACGCCAATCTGACCGCCGCCAGTTGCGGCAAAGATGCCGAGGGGCTTGCCCTGACCGTCTCCATTAAGGAAAGCATCCTCCTCAGCATTGGACAGAGCCTTAGTGAACTGGTCGAGGATGTGGCTTTCAAGATTAAAAGCATTATCGTAGAGCAATTCCTCCGTGACCTTTACAGCCACATGGAGCTTGTGGGCGTCAAGCAGAATCTGCGCAAAGGTCGCGTCGCCGAAAGTAAGCGCAGCGCCCTCATCAATCCATGCCGCCGCAGGAGTTGTGGCTGCGATATTGATTTTATGCTCACCGCTGGTCGTGATTCTGGTAGCTAGCTTACGGAAGATATTCTCTTCCTTCAGACCCTGAATAAGACGGTCATCATACTCAACGGGGACAAGATAACCGCCGTCCGTGTCAACACCCTCTTGTAGGACATTGCTGACCTGACGGAAGTTGGAGCGGAGCGCCTGCAGCATTCCTGCTTTGTACTCATCGGACGCTCTGCCGGTCTTGGTTTCCATTCCGGGGACGGCAGGCTTGCCTGTGAGAGGAGTGTTCAGAGGTTTGGAAAGCTCACGGTCGAGTGCTTCCTGTTTTTCGAGACGGTCGATTTCCTTGCCGAGAGCGACCACGTCAGTTTCCATTTTGTCGTAGGTAGCGGTATCCTCAGCGGAAACCAGTCCATCTGCACCGCGCTTGGTATCGAGGAAAGCCTTTGCAGCTTCCCATGCTTTTGCGCGCTTTTCGCGCAGTTCAAGAATTCTGTTCATTGATGTTACCTCCATAAAATTTAGTGTGAAATTAAAGAGAGCCGCTTTTCCAGCGACTCAACGGGTGTGCCTTTGTTCTGTTTGGGTATCTTAGGTTTAACCTTGTTCAGTAGCGAGTTCGTTACCGCCCGACGGCTGAAAGCATAGGTGACGTCCTCCGGTTGAATCCGCTTTTTCTCATCTTCCAGAAGGCCGTCCGCAAATCCTAATTCAATTGCTTTATTGGCATTGAGCCAGGTTTCGGCGTCCATAAGGTGGGAAAGCTTCGCACGGGACTGCCCGGTCTTGATTTCATAGGCGTTGATGATACTCTCCTTGACCTCGTCCAGCATAGAGATTGCTTTCTGCATTTCCTCACTGTCGCCGATTGCGATGGTCAACGGGTTATGCACCATCATAAGCGCCGTGGGAGCCATTAACACCTCGGTTCCCGCCATAGCGATCACGCTTGCCGCCGAAGCCGCAATGCCGTCGATTTTTACGGTAACCTTGCCCTTATAATCCATGAGCATGGCATAAATCTGACTCGCCGCGATACAGTCGCCGCCGGGTGAGTTGATCCAAATAACAATGTCACCCTCTCTGGCAGTCAAATCTGCTTTGAATGCTTTCGGGGTGACATCGTCGTCAAACCAGCTTTCCTCGGCAATCGTGCCGTCAAGGTAGAGCGTTCGGGCATCGGAATCTTCATCCCGCGCCCAGTTCCAGAATTTTTTCATTCGGTTGTATCCTCCGTTCCTGTTTTATTTGCGAACGCACCCGCGTCCTGTAATTTGGTCATCGCGCCGTTGATAAGGTAGAGATCGCCACCCAGTTCCGCAGGGATGCGGTCGAGGTTTTCAAGCTCACGAATGTCGTTGGCAGACATCCATCCGTTCTGGCGTGCTGTTGCGTAACCGCTCATACGGCTTGCGTAATCGCCGCGTAGAAGTCCGTCCACATTGAACTTGATAAACACTGTTGGCTTTTCGCTGTCGGAAAGCAGGGCACGGCACATGGACTGCTCCCAGCGCACCACCCACGGATCGAGTGTGTATTTCACAAACTCAAGGCTCTGCTGCTCGATGTTGCTGAAGGATGATTTTTCAAGGTCGGCGAGCATATGCGGCGGCACTCTGAAAATACGGGCGATCTCATTAATTTGAAACTTCCGCGTTTCCAGAAACTGCGCTTGTTCCGGTGAAATCCCGATAGGCTGATACTTCATGCCTTCCTCGAGAACGGCCACCTTATGTGAGTTGGCTGAACCTTGGTAGGCGGCGTTCCAGGATTCTTTGACCTTCTGCGGGTCTTTAATAGTTCCGGGATGTTCAAGTACACCGCCGGGCGCGGCACCGTTTGCGAAAAACTTCGCTCCGTATTCCTCGGTGGCAATGGCGAGTCCCACTGCGTTTTTTGCCATCGCAATAGGCGAATACCCGACCAGACCGTCAAAGCCCAAGCCAGGAATGTGCAGGACATCGGCCGGGGTAAGGTAGACCTGGCTGTCCTTGCCGAGAGAGGGTACGTCCTCCGAGCTTCGCTGATACAAATAGAAGAGCCGGCCGTTTGAATCACGGTCGACTGTCATTTTGTTCGGCATAAGTGGGTAGAGGGAAAGAACCTCGCCGTGTGCATTGCGTATAATCTGCGCGTATGCGTTACCCCACAGTAAAAGATGACTCATCAGCGTTTCCCGGAACGCGAATGAAGTCATCTCAGGGTTCGGTTCGTCGTGGAGCAGTTTATATAACGGATGTTTTAGGTTTTTTTCCTTGCCGCCGTTGTCATTGTACTTATATACATGGAGCGGCAGACCCGCCAGTGTTTCAGACAGTATCCTTACGCAGGAATAGACCGCTGTCATCTGCATGGCTGTATGTTCGTTGACCGGCTTTCCCGCGCTTGTACTGCCGAAAAAGAAGTTATAACGACTACCACCAAGAGTATCTGAAGGCTTATCTCGAGCCTTAAAGATTCCCTGAAAGATATTCATAGGCATTTACCTCCAATCAAAAAACGAGCAATCCGCGTGTGTCATACACGCTTTTGCTCGTATCGTTTCCGCACCGTATCGCCCGGTCAAGCGCCATAATGGTGGCAACAGCGCCGTCGATTTTCTCAGTGGATTTCTCTTTGTCTGTTTTAATGTTTCCGGCAGGATCGGTGCGGATGTAGATGTTATCCATCATCCAGCGTAAAACCGGGTGACCGCCGTGGGCAAGTTTCTGTTCTAAGGTTAGCTTCATAAGTTCCTTTGTCGGAGGGGACATATCCTTGAAGCCCTGCCCGAAAGGTACCACTGTGAAACCGAGGTTCTCAAGATTCTGTGTCATCTGAACTGCGCCCCAGCGGTCGAAAGCAATCTCACGGATGTTATATTTTGTACCGAGTTCCTCAATAAACTTTTCTATATATCCGTAATGGACGACATTGCCCTCGGTAGTTTTCAGACACCCTTGCTTCTTCCAAACATCATAATTCACATGGTCTCTGCACACACGCAAATCGATGTTGTCTTCCGGTATCCAGAAGAACGGAAGCACGATATACCGGTCATCCTCATTAATCGGCGGAAACACCAGGACGAAAGCCGTTATATCTGTGGAGGAGGATAGGTCAAGTCCGCCGTAGCATACCCGACCCTGCAGCGCTTCCGGGTCGACCGTAAAAGCGCAAGCGTCCCATTTATCCATCGGCATCCATCGCACGGCTTGCTTGACCCATTGGTTCAAGCGGAGTTGCCGAAAGCTGTTCTCCTCGGCGGGGTTCTGCCTTGCCGATTCAAAAGCTGCTTTTACCTTGTCCATACTCACCGTAATGCCGAGAGAGGGGTTTGCCTTTTTCCACACCTTTGGGTCTGACCAGTCGTCTTCCTGCGCTGCTCCATAAATGACTGGATAAAAGGACGAGTCATGTTTTCTGCCGTCTATAATATCCAGTGCCTTCTGATGCACCTCCCAGCAGATGCTGTTTTGATTGTTTCCGGCCGTTGTAATAAGAAAATACAGCGGCTGCATTCTCGCATCACCACTGCCCTGGAGCATAACATCGTACAGTTTCCTGTTCGGCTGGGTATGCAGCTCATCAAATATAACGCCGTGTGTGTTGAAGCCATGCTTGTTCGCCACATCCGCTGACAGTGCCTTGTATTTACTGCCCGTCGGAACATAATTCATAGTTTTCAGGCTTGCCTGGATGCTCATTTTGTTAAACAGATGAGGGCAGCGTTTGACCATATCCATCGCCACATCGAATACGATACGCGCCTGGTCTTTATCCGCAGCACAGCCGTAGACTTCGGCACCGGGTTCAAAGTCCGCGCAGAGAAGATACAGCGCGACAGCCGCCGCGAGTTCACTTTTCCCTTGTTTTTTTGGTATTTCTATATATGCCGTGTTGAACTGCCGGTATCCGTTCGGTTTCAGTATTCCGAATATATCCCGTATAATCTGTTCCTGCCAGTCGATAAGCTCGAAAGGCTTGCCGTCCCATGTACCTTTGGTATGGCAGCAGAAGTTTTCGATAAAACACACAGCGTGGTCGGCGGCATCCTTGTCATAATGACTGTCTTCAGCCATAAACCGTGTTGGAATGTATTTTTTGAGTTTTCTCAGAGTTGCCGCCTCCTCCCGGACAAAATAAAAGACACCCTCGATAGGTGCCGTACTACGAGCAAAAGAGCCGTTCGGCTCTGATGCTTTTTGTTTACTTAGTAATTGCTACCGTGCAGCAGGATTTCGACTGCAAGCTGTGTGTCGGGATCAGCGGGTTCAATGTCCCACCCTCTGTCGTAGTTACATACTACCTTGCCGTCACGCTTGAGCATCAGCTTGCTGATCTTGCCGCCGTCGATGCCGAACTGACTGCCTTCCTCGTACACCTTTATCCAGTAATGAAAAACGCTTTCGTTAATTTTCAGGCTTCCTTCTTTCCACATTCCCGTGTCCTCCTTAAAACCGCTTAATGCTGACGTTGTCATCAGCATCGAAGCTCACGTTGTAGCGAATTTCGCAGCCGTCAGCGTTTTTAGTAATCACTCGAATCCCGCCTTCAAAGGCTTTGTACATTCTGTCGATTTTCTCGCCCTGCGGGAGCTGCTTCTCGATTTGCTTAATCTGTTTCTCTGTCATGGTGGTGTTCCTCCGTTCTTTAGGTTGTGTGTATATTACCGTCACTTTGAGGATATATCCAGTCATTATCGAGATATAAACCGGCATAAACTACACAATCATTCTGAGGTGTTTCCATCGAAAACACAGCAGATTATTCCTCAATCCTACGGCAGGAATCCTCACCATAGACCACGTTCAGACCACAGCCGTTGTCCCATTTCACCATGACACTTGCCGTGTCATCTACACCGATAACAGTACCTTTGGTGCCGACTGGCGGTGCCTGAACATCGTCCATACGGACAAGCTCCACCCGGCAGCCCTTCGGATACTGCCTGCGAACCATCTCCACAATTTCTTTACTCGGAAAGAACATCTTTTGCACCTCTTTTGAAAGCGGAGGAGCCGTTCAGATTCCGCAGCAGGATTTTCCGCTCTTTTTTATACACCTCACCGATGAAACCGAGGCGAAGCAAAAAACAGCGGAAGGCATATTTTTCGTTCTCAACTTCTTTTTCGGTGGCGTTGACCCGCTTCTGATTCTTACTCATAGCACACAGTGCGCTGATGAATTGGCTGTAGGCATTGACCTCGTCCGAGTCTGGTATGGCATCAAACCAGGGGAAGGATATCGTATCCTCGTTGACCTCAATTGGTGTTGCCGGGATGCGGAGCGCTTTGCTGATGAGACTGCCTTTGGCTTCAAGCAGCTTCGTGAGGTTTCCAACCGACACCTTGTCAAGCGGAAGGGTTATAACGAGTCCTGTTTCATTGCCGCTGCCGGCGCGCTGTTCGCCCGTGTCGGGGCTATTTCTCTCCGCTGTGGTGTTATCCGATGGTTCGGGCTCAAAGCCCTGTTCGGCAAGGCGCGCCACAAGGTTTTCAATTTCCTCGCTGTCGGCTCTGTCATCGAAGCTGACCGCACCATTCTTGTCAATGGTGAAATAGTCCACCTGGTATGCCGTGGATGGCATTCCGAGATATTTCGCTTCGGCTCCAGTGATTTTGCTGATTGCGCCTACAAGCCTTTTTCGCTCCGTACCGTTCACGTTGAATCTGAATGTGAATGTCGCCATGTACAATTCCTCCTTCAATTTGGTAGTGTGATATTACCGTCAGTGTTCAGATATATCCAGTCATTTCTGCGAAATATATCACACAATTATTCGGAGGTTTTGCCGCCATTATTACGGGCAGACCACACAATACCGGAAAGCAGGAAGTATACGCATGGGAGAGCGATTCCGTTGCCCCACATCTTGTATTCCGCAGCGTCGGAGTAAGGGTTTTTCAGCCACGCGAGTATCTGTTTCCGCGATTTCGGTTTTGAGGAGGTTCCGCAAATGAGCCTATGTGTCTCAAACACATCCGTCCAGAATGCGATCTCACCGTATGTGGGAGCGGCCGTTCCGAGGTCTGCGCACCACCAGTCAGGGAATCCCTGCAGTCTGGCGCATTCGGTCGGAGTAAGGCGGCGGACAGTGTATTCCGGCTCGGCTTTCGCAACGGCTCCGGGACCTTTCGCCAAAAGGGTCGGCTGAAGCTCCTCCTCGACGGAGGGTTTGTACTGCGCGTTTTTTCCCTGGTTGAAAGCATCCCTGCCGATACCGTAGCAAGGCTCTGCAATAAATGTAGGGTCCTTATAATCCCGCGCCAAAAGCGTAGGCGACTGCTCCTCGCCGATATTGGCAAAGGAACCAGTGGTCATAGCGTAAACAGCATGGCGGTCGGCGGTGTTGAGGGTAAAGGAAATGTCCTCGTTCACACCGTCGCCCTGCGGACCATTCTCTTCTTTGCGCCCGATCATCGAACCTTGAAGCACATAGGTTTGCTGCTTTGTTGCCGCTCTGCAAAGCGCACCGCTCTTGTCACCGAGGATACGGACTTCGTCACGCTGGTTCTGCGTAAACGGGATACCTTCCACCACGGCTATACCACCCTGGTTGCAGGTGGGGTTGCCGCCATTACCGTCAAGACAGCGGGACGAGTCGGCTTTATAAAAACCGCTGTGCGGATTATCCGATTTCATGGAATTGGAGTCTTTGGAGCAGATGCCGTAGGCCTCTACCACGCAGTTGAAGTTGTCCTTATCCGGCATCCGCTGATTGCCGCCGGCATTATTCGCTGTGAGCGTGGGAGACACATCACCGCCATCCCAGGCTTTCGGCTCGAAAAGCGTCTGGTCATTGTTGCAGGACAGCGTAGCTGACCTATCCTCCTGAATCAGAGCGCCTTTCCCGCCGCCTTCGCAGCCGCAGCGTATCTTCAAAGTTTTTGGCGTACCTACTACGAACGGCTGATTATTACCGCCCGTGCCGTAGGTCGAGAGTACTGTGGGTGCAACATCACCTGTATCGGTGTAGCGGGTGTCCTGGCTGTGGTTTTCATACACTGTCGCCGGAACAACACCCGCGCGGAGCGTGGGAGACATCTCTTCCTCATAGCCAATCGACCGTGCTTTTGCCGAATGCTCGGTACAGAAGCCCGCCGATTCCATAACACATGGAGGATGATGCGCTTCCGCACGAAGCGTACTGGTCAAATCATGAGTCACATCCATACGGTCTCCGCCCTGGTCATTGAGCACGACGCCGTTTCTTCCAGTGCTCATGCCGCAGTTGATGCCGAGGGTGGCGGCTTTATCTTCAGTCAGACTGCCGTTATATCCGTCAAAACCGACGCCTGTCTTGTCAGCGCCGTTTTCAGCACTGCGGGCAGTTCCTTGCCACGCACGGAAGCCCTCCGAAGAATACCCTGACAGGCCTTCGGACTCAAATAATATTTGTCCGGCACTCCGACCTGCAAAATCCGCGACAAGGAAGATACGTTTTCTTCTCTGGGGAACTCCCCAAAACTGCGCATCGAGAACTCTCCACGCGACGGAGAAATCATCTCCCAGGATTTCACCTGCGGATTCCCACTTTTTATATTCAGGAACATCACAGGTTTCGTCTTTGATTTTGCAGACAGCGTCGAGGACTGCTTTGAAGTCTTCTCCCTTATTTGAAGAGAAGGCACCGGGGACATTCTCCCAGCAGATCCATCTCGGATACTTTCCATCGGTTGAGCACCTCATTTCTTTTACGATTCGGACAGCTTCATAGAAAAGGTTGGAGCGGCTGCCGTCCAGTCCCGCTCTCTTACCGGCAACGGACATATCCTGGCAGGGACTGCCGAAGGTGATAATGTCCACCGGCTCAATCTCGCCGCCGTTCATCTTGCTGACATCACCATAGTGCTTCATGAACGGCAGGCGTTTGGTGGTCACTCTTATGGGAAAAGGCTCAACCTCCGATGCCCAGACCGGCTTAATACCGGAAAGAAGCCCTCCCAAAGGAAAACCCCCGGAGCCATCAAACAGGCTGCCGAGGGTAAGTCCGCTTTCGGACATAGACTTATTCTGTTTCATCCGTCTGCACCTCCTCAAATCTGAGGGTCTTGCCGTTCCGGATGACCGATACGTTTTCGCTTGTACCGACCTGCTCGATGTACCGTTTTACAATTACATCGCAGTACTTCTCATCGAGCTCGGCTGTATAACAGATACGCCCGGACTGCTCACAGGCGATGAGCGTAGACCCGCTTCCTCCGAATGGGTCGAGGACGATGGAGTTCGTAAGAGAGGAATTCATTATGGGGTAAGCCAGAAGCGGTATCGGTTTCATTGTGGGGTGATCGCCGTTTTTCTTCGGTTTGTCGAACTCCCAGATGGTGGTTTCCTTTCTGCCGGTGTACCACTGATGCTTTCCGCTTTTCTTCCAGCCGTACAGCACTGGCTCGTGCTGCCACTGATACGGAGAGCGTCCAAGTACCAGAGACTGCTTTTTCCAGATACAGCAACCGGATAGATAGAACCCCGCGTCGTCAAAAGCGCGGCGGAAGTTCAACCCTTCGGTATCAGAGTGAAATACATATATACTGGCATCGTCCGCCATGCGGCTTGCTATATTGGTAAAGGCATCCAGGAGGAATTGATAAAACTTCTCGTTCGCCATATTGTCGTTCTTGATTTTTCCGGCGGAGCCTTCGTAATTGACATTATACGGTGGGTCGGTCACTACAAGGTTGACGCGATGGTCACTGACAAGAATATTGTAGGTTTCTTTTTTGGTGGAGTCGCCGCAGATAAGCCTGTGCCGTCCGAGCGTCCAGACATCTCCGAATTTTGAGAAGGTCGGTTTTTGTAGTTCGGCTTCGACGTCGAAATCGTCATCCTTTACCTCGGTGTCCTTGCCGAACAAGTCCGATAGTTCCTTTTCATCGAAACCCGTAAGACCAAGGTCGAAGCCGAGCCCCTCGAGTTCTTCCAACTCTATCTTCAGAAGTTCCTCGTCCCATCCGGCATCAAGCGCCATACGGTTATCGGCGAGGATATATGCTTTCTTCTGCGCCTCGGTTAGGTGATCAACATATACACACGGTACTTCGGTGATGCCTTCCTCCATAGCCGCCTGGATTCTGCCGTGTCCGGCTATGACGCCGTAGCTGCGGTCGATGAGGACGGGGTTCACAAAACCGAATTCCCGTAAAGAAGAGCGGATCTTTTTTATCTGCTCCGCCGAGTGTGTTCTCGCATTATTCTGATAAGGCACCAGCTTTGCGATGGGCACGAGCTGCATCTCAGTCGTTGTCTTGCTCATGCTTTTTCACCGCCTCTCGAAGTTCCTGCGAACAGTGATTCCACTCCCATCTTTCGCAGCCGCCGAAGTGACCGTAGGTCGAAGTCGCGGAATAATCCGTGTCGCTCAGCTTGAGAAATTCAATGATGGCGGCCGGACGGAAGTTGAATGTATCAATGACAGCGTTTCTGATTGCAGTATCGGAATACTTCCCTGTGCCGAAGGTGTCTACCTGAACGGATACAGGGTCGGCCTTGCCGATGGCATAGGATACGGCCACCTGGCATTTATCCGCCAGGCCGTTCTGAACAACGGACACGGCGACGCATCTTGCCATATATGCCGCAGAGCGGTCGACCTTGGTGGGGTCTTTGCCGGAGAATGCTCCGCCACCGTGCGCTCCCTCGCCGCCGTAGGTGTCCACGATGATTTTTCTGCCGGTCAGACCTGTGTCTGCGGCCGGACCGCCCTTTACGAATCTCCCGGATGGGTTGACGAGGATTTCTGTATCATTATCAAATGGAAAGCTCTCGAACACCGGCCATAGGACATTGGCGATAACTTCACTGCGGAGAACATCGAGGTCCTTGCCCTCGGAATGCTGAACGGAAACTACGATGGTCTTCACACGCACGGGCTTTCCGTCCTCATACTGAATGGTCACCTGTGCCTTGCCGTCGGAAAAAATTCCCTTGACAGTACCGTCCGAGCGAACCTTGTCGACCCGCTTGCAAATCTGATGAGCAAGTTCAAGCGGCAGAGGTATAAGGCTTTTGGTTTCATTGGTGGCGTAGCCGTAAACGGTGCCCTGATCTCCGGCGCCGATGGTGGAATACCAGGAGGTATCTCCATTCCTTGATTCAAGGGCTCTGGACACGCCGCCGTCGATGTCCTCCGATTGTTTATGTACATATACATAAATGAGGTACTGGAGTGGATTGTATCCGGCTTTCCGCAGCGCCTGTCGTGTAATAAATCGGATATCCACACGCTTTGAGCAGGTAATTTCACCAGCTACGATGATTTTGTGTCCCGTTGCCATGACTTCGCAGGCTACGCGGGAGGATTTATCAAGCCGCAGGCATTCGTCCAGAATGCTGTCGGCAATAAGGTCACACAGTTTATCCGGGTGACCGATGCATACGCTTTCGCAGGTTTTAAATGATGTCATATCAAAATCCCTTTCTCTGATGAAGCAGTCGTTCCAAATCATCATTAGGGTTTGCGCCGCTGAAATCCACGGTACAATTCTCCTTGACGATCTGCATGATGGCGTCCCACTGACGGGCTGCCTGGTTCATATAGTTGATGCCGATATTTATAAACGGAGAAGTAATCGGCTTTCCGGTTGTCGGATGCTTTGAGAGGAAACCGAGCTCATTGGTCATCTCCTCGCACTGAATCCATCGCGCCACGCACATGGCATAACGCTCTATTGTCTGGGGAGACACATAGGAAGAGCAGCCGATATTGCTGAGCCACTGCCATGTTTCCTCGTATATAACCTTTGCGCGGAGCTCCGTACCATCGCGCTGTTTTGCCGAGAGGATGTCTTTCGGCTTCGGCATTGCCGTCCCCTCAACATCGGGAATGTCCAGAACGGTAAGTTTCCTGCCTCCCGGATTGCCGCTGGCCGCTTTTTCGGTCACGGCTTTTTTCTTACGCCCGGCGCCGGGTCTTTTTCCGCCCTGCCCACCGGTGTTATTCGATTTTGTCGGCATTTTCTCACCGCCTTCCTTTATCACCCTTTTGATTTCGCCTTTTGTTCACACGTGACCCCAGGCCGTTGCTCGGGATTAAAAACCGTAGAGATTCGAACGCCCCACCGGGTGCGTCAGTCGTCAAAGCTGTGCTGCTTTCGTGTTCCAAGTTCACCGTGCGCCTTCATATGGCAGGAACGGCAGAGAGACACGAGGTTTGACCGTTCATGCGTTCCGCCTTCCGAGAGCGGGACACGATGGTGGACTTCCTCAGCCGGACGGTAGATGCCATGCTTCAAGCACTCCTCGCACATGGGAGACTCACGGATTTTTCTGTCCCTGATCCGTTTCCAGGCGCGTCCGTATACATTCTTGTCGGTTGGTCGCTGGTATCGGTTGTAGAAATGTTCGGCTTCCGTTTTGTGTTCCGGGCAGTAAATCTCACCGTCCCCGGCAAGGTTGGGACAGCCGTTCATACGGCAGGGCCTTTTTGGTTTCTTCGGCACTCATTTCACCTCCGTTTCCGCGCATAAGAAAAGCCCTGGGGGATTGCTCCCTCAAGGCCTTTCGGATCATACACTTTTCTATACTACCATTATACCTATATTGACCGGGACAATCTGTGCCATAGTGTGCCAACATTCAAACCGGCACAGAAAAGTTATAAAGAGCAGTTGAATGAATCCTGTGTACCGTCCGTCCGGAAACATTGAGTAGCTGTGCGATGTCGTCCCAATTATAGTTATTGAGGTACCGGTATCGGAGAAGCAGGCGCTCATCCACGTTAGACACCCGGTCGATTGCCGCGTTCATTTCCGTTTTCAAATCCACATAGCGGTCGATGTCGCGGTTGATTACCTTTTCCAGGTCAACGATTTTCTCAATAATTCTTGCGAACGGGGCTTCGGTGCTGCGCGACTTGCTGACGCGCTCACCCTCAAAACTGCAGGATGTCAGCCTTGTGGAGTAATCCCGCAGGCGCTCCAGTTCAGTAATGCGGGAGTCAATCAGCTCGTTGAGCCGATATGCCTGCCGTAAGTATTCTTTTGCCGTCATAGAAATGCCTCCTCTCTCAGCTTTCGTATCAGCATCTCACCATCGACGGAGGTGAGAGTTTCGTACCAGTCGGAACGGAAGAACCGCTCCATTTCATTAACAGCGGCCATCGCGGATCGGCTGTGCGGGTTTTTGCTCAACAGCTTCAACGCTTGCCTGTAATCCTTGACTGCCAGCAGGATGATGGCGTTTGCGAGATTTTCATAAGCGTCCGTCATTTCACTGCCTCCAAATCCGCCTTGACCGCATCGATAAGGCTTTGCTGGGTGACGTCCTTTTGTGACAGCACCTTGAGAATCCGCTGGTCTATGGTGTCCTCGGTCACGATGTGCTGAAGCACCACGGTTTTGGATTCCTGCCCCTGTCGCCACAATCGGGCGTTCGTCTGCTGGTAGAGTTCAAGACTCCATGTGAGTCCGAACCATACGATGGCGCTGCCGCCGGATTGAAGATTCAGTCCGTGTCCGGCAGATGCGGGGTGTATCAGACCCACGGGGATCTCGCCGTTATTCCACCTCTTGATACTGTCGGCTTTATCCATTTCGGAAAACGGGATATGGAGACTGTGCAGCCGTTCTTTTATTCGCTCAAGGTCATGCCGGAACCAGTATGCTACCAGAACAGGCTTTCCGTTCGCCGCCTCAATTAAATCCTCCAGCGCATCCAGCTTTCTGTCGTGGATGTGGGTAACAGAACCGTCATCGGCGTAGACCGCGCCGTTCGCCATCTGGGACAGCTTGTTTGTAAGGCTTGCGGCGTTGGCGGCCGTTACCTCACCGTCCGGCAAGGCAAGCACCAGGTCGTCCTTAAGTGCATCGTATCGTTCACGTTCTTTTTCTGAAAGCCGCACCGTGTACTCGCTTGAAATCAGTTGCGGCATACGGATGAAGTCTGTCGCCTTCATGGAAATGGTCATATCGGATATTTTCTCGTATATACGTTCCTCCGCACCGGGAAGGGGCTTATAGCTGAATACCACCATGCCGTTTCGCTTATCCGGGGTAAAGTACTCGTTGCGGTAGTGGGTGATGTATCTTCCGAGCCGCTGTCCCATATCCAGCAGACGAAACTCCGCCCATAAATCCATAAGTCCGTTTGAGGCGGGCGTACCGGTCAGTCCAATAATCCGTTTTACCCTGGGTCTTACAGTCATAAGGCTTTTGAATCTTTTCGCCTGTCCGTTTTTGAAGGAGGAAAGCTCGTCTATAACCACGGTGTCATAATCAAAGGGGACGCCGCTCTTTTCCACCAGCCACTGGACGTTCTCACGGTTGATAATGTAAATGTCGGCTTTTGTTTTCAGTGCCGCATGCCGTTCTTCTTCCGTGCCAACCGCCACGCTGATTATGAGATCTTTCAGATGATCCCATTTCTCAACCTCCGCAGGCCATGTATCTCTCGCGACCCGGAGGGGCGCTATAACCAGCACCCGGTGTGATTCAAAGCTGTCGAACAGAAGATTGATAACCGCCGTCAGCGTAATGACCGTCTTGCTCAGCCGAGGCCCATATCTAAGAGGACTGCGGCGTTTTTATGCTTTTCGATGTAATCGACTGCATGGCTCTGGTACTCATGTGGTATGAACTTCATCCGGCATCACCTCCTTCACGATTTTGTCTATATTCGTTGCGGTATCAAGGACATAAACCTTGAAGCCGAGTTTTCTAAGTAACCTGTGTCTTGCCATCTGCAGCGGCCTCGGCTTTTCTCCCGGAGCTTTCACTTCTACGAAAGCCATTCTGCCGTTCGGAAGGAGCAGCAGTCTGTCCGGCATCCCGTCATAGCCGGGGGACACAAACTTGGGGGCAATACCGCCGGCCGCCTTGACCGCATTCACCAGTTTTCGCTCAATCTGTTTTTCTCTCATATTCCAGTACCTCAAATGCCACAGCTTTCGCCGCCTCAAGCGTTTCAATCCTTCGGTTTTCCCACCACTGGTACGGTTCACCGTCAATGACGACCTTGTAGAATTCTCTGCCGCGATAGCTGTCTATTTCTGCCGTTATCGTTCTGCGGGTTTTGGGCAGTACCCTGAATCCCGCCGGATGTTCCACCCACTGCTTTTTCAGAAACGCTCTTTTCCGTGACTCTTTACGTTTTGCCGCATCGTCACGCTCCTGCGCCGCCAGCATATTCCCGGACATGGTGCCGTCGCATACGCAGCCGACCCGGAACTCGCCGATCCACTGGGGATGAACCATAACGTGGACATATCTGATGCGGTCATAGTCGCAGAGCTCACAGGTGAAGGTTGCATCTTCCATTGTGATGACATCCTCGCAGACCCAACCGCTGCAGGGAGCGCCGATTGATTCCAGTCTTGCGATGCATTTCTGCGAATATCCGCTCACTTTTACTCCTCCGTTCTGACAAAAATAATAAATGTAACGAAAGTAACTACTTGTAGGAGAAACATATATCTCGTATAGAGCTTTTTCTTTACGACCCCCATGAAATTAAAACTACATATATATATGGTTGTCTTCCGAATGAGGGTGTTACGGGGGTTATTCTCGTTACAGAAACTCTTCAGCCTCGGTATCGACGTCAATTTTCAGGCATACGACGCGGGTGTTGACGCCTTGAATCCGCTTCTGAGTCTGGTTGTTGTTGCCGCCCTCCGAATTGGAAAAGCTCTCGATATACTCTCTGTCATGGAATCCCTTGATGCACTTGGTATAGATGAAACCGGAGTCCTCCAAAGCCTCGCGCAGAACCGACGCTATAACGAATACATGATGCTTGTCGATTTTGCCGTAACAGGGAGATACAGCCGTATCGAAACGGTTCTTGTTTTCCGCGACCCATCCCTCAACAAAATGCCATGCTCTATCCACGGAATCTTCCTTTTCCAGCGACTTGCAGTTATGAAGCAGCGTCATACCTAGTTCCAACGCCTCCGCTATGGCATCCTCGTCGCTCATACTGAAAAGGCACTCGGAGGAATATTTGTCGGCAAGGGTGATAGCGGCTATATTGTCCAGATGCGCGCCGGGGTCGCCGAGGTCAAGCATTTCAAAGGACTTTTTCAGTTCACTGCGAATCTTGGTGTAGTCGCCGCTTAATTTGCCTTTGACCGGCATTGCCTTTTCAACCAGATACCTTACAAACTTCTCTCCGGCAAAGCCATAATTGTCCTCGCTGACCTGGTGGACATACCGCCCGTACTCCATGTCCTCGATAGGCTGACCGTAGACCTCCAGAACACGGGTGTTTATGCCGTCCATAGAGGTTTCGTTTGTGATGGGCTGCTCCCCGGTAGAGATGATGCTGTTAAGCCAGGTTGGTACTTCCTGCAGGCCGCCGTTTTTTGAACCTCTGGTCTTGCCGTAACCGTTGCCCAGAGAGTACACGATGGTGGAGGAGGACAGCCGTTTTTCGTTCAGCACCTGCAGCTCGTCCAGACCAAGCGGCAGATGCTTCAACGTTCCGGCTCTGCGTTCCAGACCGACCGCCGTGGAGTTAAAATTGCCCATGAGTTTCAGCGGATTGCCCCAGACGGAAAGAGAGAATTTCAGCATGGCGGTCTTTCCGCTCCCAGATGCGTACCAGAAGTGGATGTTGATGATTCTGTTCTGCAGCGGACTCAACATCGGGGAAACAAAGGAACCCGCCAGCATGGCTCTCGATACGGCCGACTCCCGCAGCACTTTTGCGGTTTCAAGCCACACCTCGAAATCACCCTTTGCCGTTAGCGCCGGGAGTATCTCCTCGCCGTCGTCACCGTCAAACACGATCTCGCCCTCTGTGACATAGGGGTAGAACTCTTTTCCTATCCATCCGATTCTGCTCACGCTGCGGATAAAGGGAATGACGCCGCCGTTCTCGGTTTCATAATCAGTGAAATACCGCACCATGCCCTCAGAGTTGTCAGAGGACACCAGAAGGCCGCTGTCGGCGTATTTTACGAGGGAGGTTTTATTGAACAGATTTGACCGGGGAGCGCGAAGGGTCTTCCATTTGCCGTTTCGCATGAAGGCGAGTTCCATCATTTCCATGCCGCTGTCGATATTCTCAAGCCTTGCGGTGATAACCACGGGCTGATGGCAGAGGCTCACTTTTATTGGAACGCCGTTGATGTAGGATGTGGAGCAAATACCTTCTTCAATGCTGATCTGATATCCGGCGGGTTCCACTGCGCCGTTAAGGTCGATGCCGTCAAGGTTGATTTCTGCCTGCATACTGTCAAACTCCGGCTCTATGGCTTTATCCGCTGTGAACTTGACAGCGTGTTCAAAATCTCGAATCCCCACGCCGGATGTTTTTATGAGCTGCTTGAGCCGGGCGTAGAGGGCGGGCGCTTTTACTTTCGCGTACCCGGCAAGCCGAAGAGTGCGGTCGTCCAAAGCCTCATCGCCGTCAATCTTCTTTTTTGCCAGCAGTATTTCAAGCTGTTCATGGAGAGAAAGCAGCGCATGGACGACGGGAGCCTTTACGCCGCAGCCGCCCGCAGGACAGTCAAAGCAGAGGTTCTCCCGGATATACAGGCAGGTGACCGGGCGTTTGACCTTTTGTGAGCGCTGAATCTTCCGCTCCGTTTCCTCTTCGGAATAGCCGTCATACAGGGCACTCCACTCGTGGAACAGCTCCGCTCCGTCCGGGACGAGGGAAATGTTATCGCACATGGCTTTCCATTCCGGCTCAGTCACGCTGTTGGGGTGGTTTTTGAGTTTCTGCACAAAAGCGCAGCGTTCCATGATCCTGTTAGCGCTGCCAGTCGTTTCCGGGTCTGCCTCAAACGGTTCTCTGTCTGAGGACGGGGAATTTTCGTAGTACCCTGCAAAGTCCTCAAGGGTGTATCGGGGACCGTCAAAAGACAGAACTCCACACGGCACGGGCTCGTCCAGCTTGTGGTTCAGACTGCCGGGGGCGCGAAACATATGTGAGATGTTATACACGTTGTCCAGTTTCCAGCCACGCTTTGACGCCTCCGATATCAGCAGCTTTCCGAAGCCCCGGAGCAGACCTTTCGCCCGTTCACGGGTGTCGTCATCCGCAAGGGACACGGGCTCCTCGAAAAGGTAATAGCCGTATATGCCGTAGCCGGAGTTCACGAAGCCCGTGGGCTTTATTTTCATATCGTCAAGAAAAGCCATTGCCGAATCCTTGTCCGGCGGCAGTTCGGTTTCCTTGTGGGCGGGACCGTGAACGTCGATATCCGCTACAAAGGCGATGAGGGTTTCCACATCATCGTCCTCACCACGGAGGTGCGGCGGCAGGTCGGCTCTTCTCGTATTGGGATTGATATACACATTCCTGCTTTTGCCGATTTCGACCACGCGGTCATAGACCTCGGCCGCCGGGACGCGGAAGTGCTTTCTGTCCGGCAGAGTCGTTATGATGACCTCATCGCCGAACAGCTTATAAAATTCGCGGTCGTCCATAATTTTTACACCTGTCTTCCTCGGTTACAAATTTTATGGTCATGTTCTTTTCACTCGCCCTGTCAAACTCCGCCTCCATACCGGAACTGAGGCGGTCGCCGCACACCCAGAATTCGCCGCATCTGTCCATGAGGGCGTTACCAAAGGACATACCGAGTTTTCGTTCCGCCGGGTCGTTATCGTCCATGAACTGCGGATACAGAAGATGAGGCGCAACGGGGATGTATCCCTTTTCAACTGCAAGGCGGCAGTATTCTCTCGCAGCCTTTACGTTCGCCGCCACATCCCCGGAGTAGGGACTGCAGATGTACACGAGGGTTCTTTTGTTATCCGGCATGGCGCACCTCCGAAATCCTGTCGAGGAGTTCATCGACAAAAAGCTCATATTCCTCCGGGGCAAGAGCGCGGACGTCCTCGACCTCGAAATTCTCGCAGAGTCCGTGCAGTTCCATGCCGTAGCCGATATCCTTTAGAACATCGGTCAGACGGATAACGGTATCGATGTTAATATCGCCTCTGTGCATCATCTTCGCGCTGCATTCGGCACAGTTCACCTCCGTGTCAAAGGGATCTTGTGCTCCGGCGAGAATAAGCTCCCGCAGATCAATCTGGATTTCCTTGCCGCATACGGCGCAGCGGGTATAAGTGCTCTTTGCCGTGACGGGACCGAACACGACCGCGCCGTCCTTCAGCTTTGTTTTTGTGTAAATCATCTTCTCTACCTCCGCAGTATTCGTGATAAACGGAAAATCCGTCCTCACCTCGTACAGGACAGGCAAGGACGGAAACCGTACCATATTTAATCTTTTTTATAAAAATCGCATTCGTAGCCGTCGGCACTGAGGATAAGACCCGGAGCCCAAGGCGGTGTTCTGCCCATCTGTTCACAGACCACGTCAAGGGACATGATCCTGTCCGCTTCGATGATGACTTCATCGTGTACATGGGCAACAATGTTACAGCAGCGCAGAGTCTTCATGGCGTGGCAGAGGATATCCCGGCTTGTCGCCTGGACGATGTTTTCCACCAGTTTTGGGCCGTAAGTTTCAAGCCGCTCCCACTTTTTCGTGCCGCCGGTACCCTCATAAGTGATAGCCTCGCCGCCGAAACGGTTCTCTCCGATTCTTGGCTTCACATAGGCAAGCCGTCTGTCAGACGGTAGTTTTATAAAAAGGAACCCGCTCTCATAGGAAAACTCGACGCCGTAAGCGGTTGTATGCGTTTTACCTCTAATAGCCGCTTTTGCTGCTCGGTCGACCGCCCACCAGAATTTGACGATATTCGGGTTCGCACCGCGCCATGAATCCACGATGGGCTGAAGCTCCGACTCCTTTAGACCCATCTCCAGAGCGCCCATTGCCTTTAGCGCGCCCACGGAACCGCCGTAGCCGCAGGCCAGTTCCGCAACCTTACCTTTCTGCCTGAGTTCGCCGTTTACGCCGTGCTTTATCACGGGGACGAGGAACATCTGCGAGGCGGTGGCGCAGTAAATGTCCTCACCCTTGGCGAAAGCGTCCAATTTCCACTGTTCTTTGGCAAACCACGATATGACCCGCGCCTCGATTGCTGAGAAGTCCGCCACTATAAACTTCCTACCGTTCTGCGGCACGAAAGCCGTGCGGATAAGTTGGGACAAGGTATCCGGGATATCTTCATACAGCATTTCAAGAGCGTCGTAATCTTCGGCTCCGGCGAGAGCGCGGGCTTCGTCAAGGTCGGGGATATGATTTTGCGGCAGATTTTGTAACTGGACAAGTCGTCCGGCGAATCGGCCAGTGCGCGAGGCTCCGAGGAACATGAGCATTCCCCGAACGCGGCTGTCAGTGCAGACGGCGTTTTCCATCGCCGTGTATTTCTTTACGGACGATTTCGCAAGCTGCTGGCGGAGCTGCAGCACCGGCACAAGCTCCGCCGGAGCGGTCTTCAGCCGTGCTGACACTTCCTTTTTACCGAGGGTGTCTATCTCAAGACCGTTATCCGCAAGCCAGCCCTTGACCTGCGCCACGCTGTTGGGGTTTTCCAGAGCGGTCAGTTCCCGCATGGCGTCTGTCAGCGCATCTGTTGACTTTGCATCCAGGGACAGGCAAGCGGAAACGAACGGCATATCCACGCCGATGCCTCGGTCGTTTATTTCTTCGGACAGATGGTACTCGTCCCATACGAAGTCCGGCACGGGTAACTTAGAAAGTCTCTGCGTTATCTGCATCTCGACCTCCACGTCGCGGAGGTTATATGACTTGAATAAATCCCACTTTTCCGGGGCGTCGGATGGCAGATTCCTCACCCTGCCGCTGTTTGCCTTTGTCGGAGCACAAGGCTGACAGAAGAATTTAACGAGTTCCTTGCCCTCGGTCAGCTTTTTCTTTTCAAGACCGAGTATCTCTCCGACTCCCGAAAGGGAGAGCGGAAGGCCGAGATAAGCCGCCCATGTCATGGAGCAGCGCCAGGAGGTTGGGTTCAGAAAGCGGGTGCAATCCTGTTGTGACAGCGTATGGTTATCGCGGAAGGGGTCAAGACTGACACCCATATCGGCGAGGTACCGTGACAGGCACACCCGCTCAAATCCGCTGTTGTGCGCCCATTTGACAACTGTATCGTCCGTAAGGGCGTCGAGAATATCCTGCGGTAGTGTTTCACCTTGCAGAAGGTCAACAACCTTCACTTCGCCGCTGTCCACGCTGTATCCGAAGAGGATAATCTGAAAATCCGGGGATTCGGCGTACTTATACACTCCGCATTTCTGAAGGCTCACGCTGCTGAATGTCTCAATGTCGATTTCAAGAGTCCTCATCGTCATCTTCCTCCTCGCAGTATCCGCCGTCCTCCGAATCGTTGAGGCATCTACCCTCGATATAGTCGAGGTAATCGTAATAGCTGTCATCGAACATATTCGTTTCCTCCATAAGAAAAGCGGTGGAGAAAGACTGTCTCCCTCCACCGTCCGTTCGGTTTACTGTTTTTCTTCGTTATCCTTGCGGATGCGTTTTTTCTCTCTGCGCTCATCTATCGCAAACTTTACGATACAGATTGCGTTGCCGATAAAGGTTCCTACCACGGCACCGAAGCAGACCGCAAGCATCATTGACTGGATGTTTGTCATAGTGTCAGACCTCCCTTAACCCAGGAAGTCGTCGTCGGCATCACTCTGATAGCCGTCGCTAAAATCGTCTTCAGCTTTCGCTTTGCCGCCGAGGGATTCGCCGTCCTTGATTTTCTGGATGTTCTGAAGACCGCAGGCGACGCCTTTATTGCCGTTAGAATTAAAAGCATAGAAGCTGAGAGACACACGGGCATACACGCCGGAGTAGATTTCCGAGGTGTCGAAGATGGGCTGGCAGTGGACATCCACGACGCCGGGAGCATTATTGCTGTTGGCGTTTACGAACCAGCAGCCCTGGTACGCCTCATCATCTGGGCGTTCGACATCTCCGTCGCGGAGGGGCGTTTTCAGAGTGGAGAGCGGAGGCACAGTTTTGCCGCTTCCGCGCAGCTTGCCCTGACCTTCCTCGTAGGCCGCCTGAATAGCAGCCTTGATCTTGGTGACGGTGACGGTGTCGGACTTAGGGATAAGTACGGAAGTGGAGAATTTGGGCGCGCCGCCGTTAATGGATTTTGCCTGCCAGATATTTGCGTAGGAAAGACGGGCAAGGCCGGTTACTACTTTTGTGGGGTTAACAGTATTTGTCATGATAATAATCTCCTTAATTTTCGTTAGGGTCGGCGAAGTTATCCGCCGCCGTGTTTAGTTCGTTACGCTTGTCCGATGCCGGAACAAGCACCGGTTTGCCTTCGGGTTTGCAGGTCAGCCCGCCGAGCAGTTCATCAAACCTCTTCCTGCCGAGAAGCGAGGTCATTGCCGTTATTCCGAGCAATTTGTGTTCATAGGGGTCGTATCCTGCGTCCTTGACCGCGGCTGCAGCGGCATCATCATCTGTGTACTTGCGGTTGCTTCTGCCGGCCACAACCTTCCAGCCGTCATACTTCGTGCCGGAAAGTGCCTGGGCAAGAGCGTAGTCCTTGACGTCCGACGCCCAGGAAACCAGTTCGTCGATTTTGCCGAGGATGTCCGCCACCTCACAGATTTGAAGTAGAGCGGGGTCTGTGAAGTCATAGACGGCAAGCGCCATATTTGCTTCGGCTCTGGTTCTGCATTCCGTTTTCGCCTTGCAAAACCGGCAGTGATCGCCGGCCGTATAGCTGCCTTTGCCGTCCCATGCGAGTTTCGCTGCCGGGACAAGCACGGTTTCCGCCCATTCGATAAGAGCATCCGCTGTGGTTTCCCAGGTCTGCACATTTCCGAGCCTCGGCTGATAGATGCTCATCCGCACGGTATCGAACCGATAAAGGAAGTCGAACATCCGCATGGCACCGAGGGTGTAGATGCGAAGCTGGTCATTATCTACTGCATCAACTTTGACTCCGCGCCCGCTCTTGAGATCAATGATGTGCAGAACGCCGTCCGATACGATAAGCGCGTCGCAGGTGCCGAAGCATTCCGGGACATAGAGGGAACAGTCAACACGCTGCTCGACAAACACAGCCGGGTCTTTAAGTCCTTCCGTCTGCTCCATTACGAAGTCGGCGTAATCGGATGTGTACTCATCCATTTCCGCGTCGTCGCAAGCAGGAGCGTTTTTGGCTCTGCCGAGCCGATGGTTGAGTTTCCCCTCTGCCACACTGTGGGCGAGGGTGCCTTCAGAGGCGTAGCTTGATACCGAGTCCGCGAGGAACTCTGTAAGCCGAGCCGACGGCGGACACGCAATCCACCTGTGGCTTGCCGAGGGAGAGAGGAGTGCGTGGCTCATAGCAGCGCCCTCGCTTTCTCCATGAGCTCTTCATAGAACTCACTTTCGATCTCGGACAGCTTTTCACAGCCGTGGCTTTCAAGCAGCTTCTTTACCTCCGCCGTTTTTCCGCCGCGGGATACCTCCGCTAGCAGAGCGCGGACTTCAGCAAGTTCCGGGGTCTTCTTCTGAGGTGCTTTGGGAGCGGGACTGCCAAACTCGTCTGCCTTGAGCGCCGTACTCAGCTTCGTCACGCTGCCAGCCAGCGAGGTGAGCTCCGAGATTACACGCGCCAGGGTTTCCGCGATGTTGACCAGTTCGTTCCCGATTTCGGTGATTGTCATTCGGTTTACCTCCGTTTCTTATTTATGAGAGGTCTTGTCCCTCTCCACCTCGTACAGGACAGGCAGAGAGGGAAACCGTACCGAAACGCAGAAATTATTCGAAATAGTTTTTGAGAGCAGGATTTTCACGGAGAGTCTGTGCGAGTTTTTTCACGCGTTTGCGGATAGCGCCCTCACTCAGACCGCATTCCTCCGCAATCTTCGCCTTTGTCTTGTCGCTCAGAAGCTCGTCCCACAGATACCGCTCCTCCGGGGTAACGGCGTCAACAGCGATGCGAATGGATGTGATGGTTTCCTTTTTTATAAGGAACTCAACGGGCTCGTCCGTATCGTCCGGGATATCAAAGCCGCTTTCCTCGCCGTCATCGGTGCGGGACATGGGCTTGTCAATTTCGAGGTCGCCGTGCTTGGCGGCTCTCGCCGTCCAGCGTTCCTGGCTCTTAAGGTCGGCGGCGTTTGCCTTGTGGGTATCATCACCCATCGTGTTTCTGGGGAGCCGAATTGCCATCTCTCGGTCGGGGCTGTAGTACCAGCGTTGAACGAAGGGGTTGTCCGCTGTGGGTATTTCTGCCGGGGCGAAGCATTCCTGCCGGGTACATTCGACCGTTTCTCCGCTCTGGCGCATACGGTAATAGTGGCAGTAGTGAAGGCTTTGGTAGTTTTTCATGGTGTTTCCTCCTGTGATTTGCCGAGGCATCAGCGGCGGAGGAAACAAATAAAGGGTCTGCATCCGATGGACACAGCCCTGTTTCGCATAAAATGAGCGCACGAAACTAAGGTGGTGGCACATCGGAGCTTCGGTGGCGGTCTTTATCACCGCTCCCGAAACCTCTATGTAACCTCCACCGCTTCATGGCCACTCAGCGATGTTGATGTATTTTCAGAGCCGTATAATCCGCGGCTCCTGCGGACTGTTTGGAATCTCAAGCACTGCTGCTTTTTAGATTCTGTGCTTATGGTAGCACGGATTTTTTTCTCACAATGGACACGTCGTGTCCTGTAAAAAACCCATAAACGCAAAAAAGCCGGAGTTATCTATTTCGGCCTGATACAGGCTTCGTAGATAACTCCGGCGGTTAGCTCCTCGATTGGTTACGGGGCAAATTGCGGTAGTTTCTTATTATTGATTCGCAGCTTTTGCCGCTTCCACCTGGTAGACTACGTCATCCCAGGGGATTTTCTCATATTTGTTTTTATCTGATTTTTTCTCAAGGAAAACCTTGTCGCCTTCAATAATTACATCACAAAAGCGAGGCGGAGTCGACTTATCGCTGTGGAGGTCTCGAATTGGGCGTTTTATCAATTTTCGTACCATAGCCGCCCCCCTCACTTCAAATAATCAGCGATGAAGCTTCTAACGGAAGGCGACACCTTTGCGTCAAACTCCTGGTCACGGATAATTTCATACAGTTCGGCAGCCTTTTCCTGTAGTCTGCCAAATGGCTCATCTGCCGTATAAAATACCTTCTCCCAATCATAACTGGCGCCGCTCGGATTGCTGTGACAGGGAGTAGTGGTAACGAAGATAACGTCATAGTTAATTTTTGGCATCTCATCACAATTAAATGGAATAATAACAAGGCTTCTGCCGTCATCAATATCACCGCAAGAGAAAATATCGTCTGCAAGCTTCCATTTAATGTCGGGGTTCAGGTGATTCGGATGATAGAAGGTAACTTCACCTTCCTCAGAGATAAGCCCCATCTCTGTATATTTGCTGTCAAGTTCATACATTGAACCACCGTCCGGTTGCCACTCGATAGAGCATTCTTCGGTCTGATGACGCAGTTTTTTGATAAACTGTAGAACAAGGTCAGTGTTCTTGTTGGGTACGGAGAGATCGGTCTCGATAAGTTCTCTGACATCGACCTCAAACAAACGAGCAATTTTCCAAACGACATCAATACTCAGTCGTTTGGCGGAGTTTTCCTTTGCTGTACGGGAAATGTACCCAGTGCTGATTCCAAGCATTTTTTCAAGGTCGCCAAAGCGCAAGCTGCTCTTCTTGGCAAGGAAAGCGATGTTGTTGATAAGGCAGCTGTTGTTGAACTCTCCTATGCTGTCGAGATATGCCTGTATTAAATCCTCCTGCTCCTGCAAAAGATTCTGCCATCCGCTGTCATCCTCATCATGCATCGCAGAGTCTATCTGCTGCTGTATTAAATCCCTGCTTTCGAGGGCTTGCATCAACTCCGCAAAGTTATCCGGTGAGATGAGAGAATGCAGTTCTCCGCTGATTTCATATTTGTCGCTTATATATTCGTCAAACTGGCGTGACATAGTATACCTCCGTTCAATTCCTTATGCTGTTATTATATAACTTGTACCATTGATTGTCAATGGTACAAGTTATAATTGATTGTAAATATTTTTGAACCAAAAAAGACCCGCGATCAACTCGCAGGTCTGTGGGTTTTAGTTATGAGCGGACACGCTATGTCCGTTTTTTGATGAAATTTATTTTTATATTTTCACGCCGAACTGCTCCAAATACTCTTCAACCGCCTCTAGTGGCTCCGGGTACTTGAGATACAATGCTTCTTTAATCCATTGGTGGTTGGAGTCCATTGGTTTCAGCGGACAACGCAAAACCTCCAGCAGCTTCTCGCTTATTGTCGGAGGAAGGTGAAGTCCGAAACAAATGCGAACCACGGTCTCGATGCTTGGCGCGGTTTGCCCATTTACTGTCCTGCTTATTGTTTTTGGATCTCGGTCAATGGCATCACCGAGTTCGGTGTATTTCATACCTCTCCAATTGAGTAACAGTTCCATACATTGTTCCGGATCGTCTGTCATCTGTCTGCGGATATCCAGCCACTCGGCCTGCTGCTTTTTCCGCATTGCCACCTGGCGTTCCTGGGGAGAGTTTTGATAACCGTTGTGATAGGTAATGTCGAAAGTGATATCGCTCGGCTCACGGTTCAAAAAGCAAGCGGTGTGGTATGTATCCGACACCTTGCTGACGATTGCCATATCAAAGGCTAGGCAGCACTCATCCATATGTGCACGGGCATAGCCAGTCAGTTCAAGTCTGCCGTTTTCACCTGCTTCAACATATAGCGGAGCATTGTAAACATAATGATTATCTACGAAAAGGTAGTCGCCGTTTTCAGTCAGCTTCCGCAGTTCCGGGTTAACAAACCGCTGAACGGCTGCATCCTGCGCTCCAATGGAAAAGGTCTGGTTCAGCTTTATAGCGCCTTTTCGGAAACTGTGGGGTTTTACATAGTGACCATCGAGGTATGTAAATGTGCCGACCGCCTCTTCAATTCCGAGTTCAACAAGGCGGATTTTCGCCGCTTGCTTTGAAACGCCGAAATCAGACTCAAGCTGCCGGATGACGGTCTCCATAACATCGATGGTGTGTCTTGAATCCGTTTCCCGCATAAAGCGAGTGATATATTCTTTGGCTTTTGCCCGAAAAGGTTCGGCAGGCATTTGAATTCTCGGCGTAAGTTGATTAGCTTGGTGCTCCATGAATTCCGTTGATTTTTTCGCAAGGGGAGAAGCTGCTCCGCCGACAACCTCGCAACTAATAAATGATGTGTCTGGATTAAACAGTTTCTCAAGGGCGAATGCCTTGCGATGCTTGTCCCAATGAACGCACTCATGGATGATTGTATTGTTTACTGACCCCAGATTTCGCAGAAGATACATCAGCGGGTCAACGAGAATGGTCTTTTCCGGGATACTGGTCTCAACATCGCCGCCTGTTTCCGCATCAAATAAGGCCACATCGGTGTTCTCAAAAAATATCTGCCCGAACACGCTGGCATCTTCATGTATACGCTGCGTTTTCACGGTCAATCCCAACCGCTCTGCAAGCACGGAAGGGTCTACCCAGACCGGCGGTTTACCCATAGGAGTAATGGTGAGCGCCTCTGGGTAATGGCGTGTCAAAAAGTCGTGCGCCGCTTTTTCTAGTTGGTCATAGGCAACGTAAGGAACGAGCGAATCATCAAGCGGGTTTTGCATCCGGCTTTTGGCGTTGTACGCAGAATAATCGAAAACCGTAAAGTCATTCAAACGGCGTTCAAGATTTCCCCGGCATTTTACCATCATCCAGACGGTCTTTTCTTCGGAATTATCATAATGGTGGTCTGCCTCCGGGAAGGAGAGCGACAACGAAAGCGCCACATCAAACTGTATATCCATGTCCGGTAAATCATCTACCCAGACGTGCTCTACCTTGATATCCTCGATTTCCGGCTGACCGGGGCGATGGAGGCGGTAAAACGTGAGAGAGGAGGCGTCGAACTCGTCCTGCAGATACCGTTCGGCTATTTCCCAAAACTTGTTATCAAACCTTTTTGAGATATATTCTTTGAATGAACGGTTCTGCGCCACGGTCTACACCTCCTTTAGGTTGTATGTATTAATATCTACCATCCTAAACGGCATTGCGAAAATCGGAACCAGTGAAAAAAAGCATCGCAGCGTTCTCCGCACCGATGGAAAATGTTTGATTACTTTCAATGGAACTTTATTGAAGGTATGCAGCTGAACATATCGCCCGTCTATAGTATAAAGCTCCGACTGCTTCTTTAAATCCACATCAACCACTCAGATTTTGGTAGTGGTTCGAGAAAAGCATCAGAACATAGCCGATTCTTCAAGCATCAGTATATCATTTATTGAGTAGTTTCACAATGTAAAAAGGAAATTTTATTCCGTAAACGCACACTTTTCTATTGTGTTTTGTCGTATGTGTGATAAAATATAATTAAGAAATTGGGGGTGAGCCAGTGAGCGACATCAGTTATAAAAAACTTTGGAAACTGTTGATCGATAGGGATATGAAGAAAAAAGACCTAATGATTGCTGCTGGCATCAGCGCCACATCGATGGCGAAGATTACACGGGGCGAGAATGTCCAAACCGCCATTCTCGTTAAAATTTGTCACGCTCTGGACTGCGACCTTGCGGATATCGCAGAAATAATAAAGAATAAAGGAGAATAGGCTTTGGACTACATATTGAACGGAGATTGTGATTACATCGTTGCAGAAGGTAGCGCAATCCTAACAACAGAGGACGTTTTAAACGCAATACATTGGGCTAACGATGCATTAATCAGCATTAATTCTGCGACGCGGGAATTCGACATAAACGTGTTTGACACGTTGGGAATGCGTAATCTGAGTGGAATGGTCGGCGAAGTTTTTGGTAAAAGTGTGAAATACCACTCTGGAGGAAGGTTGGAAGGAAATCTTCACCAAGACGGATATCCTGACCTGCTTTTAGTCGACACAGAGGATAAACTTGCTTACTACCATTCGCTGTACAGAGTAGAGGGAGATAAAAAGTACCCCTACAACAAACGCGATTTCAGTCCGTTCCGCTATGGCGGAATCGAGGTAAAGGCGACTTGCGGTAGTACTCCGACTGCAACCGAAACAACGCCGAAACCGCTGATTGGTGAACAGCGGTTTCAAATCGTTAATGCATTTGATTGGAAAGCCCACCACCGCGACACGAACAATCTGCTTGGGGTGCTATGGGACTTTATCGACGGAGTTCCGACAATTGTAGCTTGTTTTTTCCGCAACGACCTGACCGTGGACGATTGGGGCAGAATTGTACAACCGAGGGAGGGTGGCGGACGAACAACCAGCGTTTCCATCATGAACTCTGGTGGCGTTTCAAAGATGTGCAGAGGTTGGGTGGCGGTTATCAACGACCCGGTTTATACATCAAAACTCTCCGCAAGAAAATGGATAGGTATTGACGTTAGTCGTTAGATTCAATATTAATGATATTTCGGCACAACAGATCTATCACACGAGGCGGTACGCTCTCACCGATAGTGTCTCGGATTAGCCCGTCGTTGACGGGCTTTCCGTTTATACGGAAAGAAAATGGGTACTCCGATATAGTCTGAATGACCGTGCCCTCATACAAGGAAAGGACTCGGTTTTGCGTCGGATGAAGTTTGTTATCCGAACAGGCATATTGAAAATTCTGTGTCAGTGTACTCGCAGGTTCATCCCAAGACATACGCTTATACGCGCTGGTATAACCTTTCATTAACCGCTTCTCACCAGTCTTTGGGTCTTCCACATATGGACGAGGGAGTAACGCTCCACATTTTTCACAGTATATAGGAGTGTCACCATTGTAACGGTTAATACCGCTCTCGTCTCGTTTCGCGCCGTGAATCGGATTTCCCTGAAACTTACACTCAGGGTTAATGCATTGATTATTAAATGCCGTGTTACCCTCTGGCGTATTTTCGACCCAGAAAATTTTTTTGTCATCCAACAAAGGTACTTTGTGTGGTGGGTTGTAGTTCTTATCTACGTTTTTACCTTTTACAGACGAAATTGGTGGTAGCGCCTCAATCGCATCCCGAACGGTTACCCATTTCTTTGTAAACATATTTTCGCGCTCGGCGTGTGTGCGTTCAGGCAGAAAAGTACCATGTTGAGTAAAGTGCTTTTTGCCGTTGTCTGTGCGTGAAAACACGGTTAAGAGACGTTTTCGCCGTTGAGGAATGCCATAATCAGCGCAGTCAATTACGGTATCGGTGCCAACATATTCACCTGAGAGTTGTGCCTTTATGTATTCAATAATATTAACGAGCTCGTTTTCCTCGTTCAATATCACCGTATTTTGCATATTGGCAACATTTTCGAGTATGACCCATTCGGGCTGTAATCTTTTTATAATATTAAGTGTCGGGATTATAAGCCTATTGCGCTCATCCAATTCGGGACGTAGTCCCTTACGGAAGTCGCTCAGCATTTTTCCCATACCATTTGATGACATACCTTGGCACGGCGGCGTCGCAAGAATCATAAACGGCGCATCGGAAAAATTCGCCGTATAATAATCAATAATTTCATCAGTTAGATTCCAAATATCCCCGCAAAAGCACTTTGCGTTGGGATAATTGGCCTGGAATAAGTTCATTCGTTCTTGGAGCAATTCACAGGCAACGACGGTTTCAATGCCGTTTGCTTGTAGTCCTAAGTCGCCAATCCCTGAGGATGAGAATAGGCTTATCGCGTTTCGCATACAATTCTCCTTCATTGCGAGTTTTTATTTACTTCGCAGATGTCTTCGATTTCGCAGTTTAGGGCAAGGCAGATGCGAGCCAAAATGTCTGTCGTCAGGTTTTGCCCTTTCGACAATTTCGTCATAGTCGTTTGGCTGATGTTCGCCGAACGTTGAAGGTCGCTCTTTTTCATCTCTCGGTCAATCAACAGTTTCCATAATCGTTTGTAACAGATAGCCGACATGTCGCTCTCCTCCTTGCTTTAAGGTAGTATACCATAATTATCATGCTGTACGCAAGTATTATTTCCGAAATCGCGTAGTTTTTGATGTAATAAAAGACCCCCCCGAGCAGTGATGCTCGGGGCGAAAAGTAGTTGAACATTCAGCGAAGAAACAGCTTAGCGCAACTAACACCTTGATTTAATGTGTTTGGGCATAGCGAATTGAACCCTTTTATTTTTCATAGAACTATTTTATTTTTCCTCTTAGGGTATTCAAAATTACCCTTGAGCCGAGAGAACTTCCGAAGCCACATAACTCAAAGAAAGCCTGTAATACAAAGGACTGTGAATACCCCTATAGGGCAAATCCCTTGTATTGCAGGCTTTCTTAATACGAATAATAAAGGAATTGACCGAAGCATCGTATCAATGCTTCGGTCAATGTTTGGTGGAGCTGAGGAGACGATATCTAGAACCGATACCGTCTCCTGTTTGATGTTGGTAGGGGGAAAAGGCAAAGTATAATCCAGTGTGACCTTGTTATCGCCAACCCGAATCTGCTCGATAAATGACCTTAAGAAAGCTTTCCGTTCAAATAATCCTCTTTCATCAAGAAAATGGCGCAGTTCAGCCACATAGGAGAGTACTTTTTGCGGATCAATATACGCGGCTCTATTGGCGCCTTGACCATTCTCTAGGTCTAGCTTTGCCTGTCTCATCAGGTTCAACTTATCTTGTACATCTGCTATTCTTTGTGCCATTCTATCCGGTTCGATTTTCTTGGTTTCAACAAAGTCATAAAGTCGTTCCAATCGACCTTGCCACTGCTCAATTTCTTTATCGATGACCCCTACACGCTCTTTGCGTTTATTGTCAGCAACATCAAAAGCTTCATTGCTTTGTTTTATTAAGTCCAGCAGATGTCCATCAGTCAAAATGTAGCCCTTAATCTTGTCCGTGACAAACCGTTCTAATTTCTCCTGAGGAAGGTGCTGGCTTGGGCAAGCTTCCTTACCCTTACTATAAGCCGTACCGCAGACGTAGTAATGGAATTGTCCGGACTTTGCGCCATAGCCGATATATGATGCACCGCAATTGCGGCATCGCACAAGTCCACTCAATAGATAGTTGCTGCTAGCAACACGGGGATGAGTCACCTTTGGAGCCCGTTCGCTGAGTGTGACCTGCACATTTTCAAATACTGATTTATCAACAATTGCTGGCCAAGCATTATCTTTAATCACAGGAGGAAGACTCGTTTTCCCTTTATGAACCTTACCCCAGATGAGACGGCCGGTGTAGGCTTCATTGGTGAGAATCTTGTGCAAGCGCTGCTTTCCCCATTTCCCACCTGCCGGAGCTGGAACTCCGTCCCTGTTAAGACCTTTGGCAATCTCTTTGAGTCCTTTCTCGTTAGTAATCTCGTTAAAGATTCTCTGCACGATTGGTAGCAGCTTGGGGTTCGGCTCAAGAGAATTGCGTTCCTTGTCTCCATCCTTAATCTTCTTTCTCACGTAACCAAAGGGAGGACGGCTACCGTTAAAGAAGCCTCGGGAAGCATTCTCGCGCATACCCCTCTTGATGTCCTGTCCGAGATTGGATGAGTAGAACTCGTCAATGACCTCGATAATGCCTTCCATTAAACGACCGGTTGGAGTATCTTCGATAGGTTCGTTGATGGAGACGACCTGGATGCCTTGTTTTCTCAACAGCGACTTATAGATAATAGAGTCCTCGCGATTACGGGCAAACCTGGAGAGCTTCCAAACCAGTATCATTTCAAAGGGAGCTTGTTTTGTTCTGGCAAGACCTATCATTTCGCGGAATGACGGCCTCGCGGTGCTTCTGCCACTCTCTGCCTCATCAACGAATTCTTTGACCACGACATAACCATTTCTAGCGGCGTAATCCCGCAAAGCCTTCAATTGAGCTGATATAGAAAGATCTACGTCCTGCCGGTCCGAAGATACCCGGGCATAGATGATTACTCTTTTTACACGATTCTCCATTCCAACACCTCTCTTATCGGCAAACTACAGATGCTTGTGAAATCCTTCCAGTTCAACTGGATTAAGACGTTCAATTTGTGGTTGTAAGAGTCCGATGCTGTGAGAAAGCACCACGACTAACGCCACTTTAACAAGAGATCCGGTAATAACCAACGGACTGGCAATTGCAACCAGGCCTTCATCCTCCTTGCTATCAAGAACAGTAATTCTGCGAACCAGGTGTGGTTTTTTAGCTTTAATTACCATATCTACCAAAGAACCCGGGATAACTGCCCTTCCCTTCCTCGGGAATAGCCCATCTGCTCCATAGACATTAGCTTCAGGATCATCGTTGTTGGCACTACCGGTCCAGTAGTTTAATATCCAATTATCCACCTCAGGACCCTGCTCATAAAGGGCGCTATATAGAAAAACACTTCCTTGAAGCACCTCTCCCATTCGGAGAAGCACCTGGGAGCAGCTCTTTGAATAGAGCTTTGAAAGGGCGATAACGTCAAACCCGGTCTCGTAGACTTTATCCCGGAACTCATCAGTTGGCAACAAGACAGCCGTAGCAAACTTATTAGCTGCTAAGTGTACTGCGTTCGTCCTCAAGGGGCTGTAGTCTGTGCACAACTCGGCAAAAACTGGCTCTATCATCTCTCTGAACTCATGAAGAACCGTGTTTTCTATGCCGCTTTTTGTGTCGCCCTTTTTGTAGTAGATGTTTCTCTTATCTTCAAATACATCATGGTAGCCTCTAATATTTTGCGGCAGTTTCTTGCTATCGACTCCATTTACATAGATGCCGCAAGCTGAGGCAATGGCTCTAAGTGTTCTGATATCTAAAGGTAAATCCCGCAAGTATATCTTACGGAACTCTTGAGCCTTTTCTTCCTCTGAAGCATTCGAAGGTGAGCCGTATTTATTTACAATGTAGTCGCAAAAATAGCGCAGGTCGCTGAAACTTCTCAAAGGCTATCCTCCAGGTAAAAGCTTCTTCCCGGTCGCTTTTTCGTACATCTCTACGATGAAACGCTTGACATCGGTAGTAAGCCCCCCCTTGATACGGGTACCGGATTTATACCTGGGATCATTCATTACGTAGTTGAAGGCCATCTCAATTTCATCATTCTCGCTTATAGAGATGTCTTCATCTTTCAGGTATCCGGCAGCCTTGAGTAGATCCCTCACCGGCACATCATAGACAGGAGCGAGCTTCTTCAGGATATCTGCGCCCGGTATAGGTCTCTGACCGCGCTCGATGAGTCCCAGGTATGAGTTCGAGACGCCGGACTGCTGCTCAACTTCCCGCAGTGATAGCCTTTTCTCAACCCTCAGGGTACGGAGATATTCACCGAAGTTCTCCACCATAGCTCCTCACCTCCTTTTGAAAGATAATAGCACTTTTTGTATACCAAGTCAAACACTATTGACACCAATGTGCTATCTACAGTGACATTTATCTATTGACAGTCTATGATTAGCCTTTGGTATACTACAGAAAGCGTAATGAGTTCTGAGGTAGCTCAATGGTTAAGGTAAAGTTGAATCGGGTTGCTTTTGAAGTTGCCTTGTCGAGGAAAAACCTCTCCCAGCGTGACCTTGCCGAGAAGATTGGATTTTCCCGCAGTCACTTGTCGCACATCATTAATGGGAGAAGAGAACCATCACCGGTACTAAGACGCCTTATCCTTGAGAATCTGCCCGAATACACTTTCGATGATCTGTTTACTATCGAAAACGGCAATGGAGCGGGTAATGATGCACACTCCTGAAAACGGAATAAAGATTCTGGCCAGGATGATAGCGGAAGCATACATTGAAGAGCTATCTCAGAAACCACATCAAGATGATGAATTAAAGGAAATGAAGGAGGATGACAATGCCAATCAAAGGTGTGACCGGAGTGGTGAGGCTTCCCCGCCTGGGAAAAGTAAGGCTGGGAGTAAAAAAAGAAAATGCTAGCGGCATATCTTATCCCTGCCCAACGGATCATTTTGTCTGCCCGGAAGAGGTCAAGAAGGTCTTTGGCGAAAAGCCTAAAGAGCTACGAATCATGTTCCCTACCGATGACCAGACCCAGTGGGCCAGCCAGTATTTAAGATGTTACTCGGCATCGAGAGGACTCGTTTGCCGTGGCGACGGTGAAACGGCAGTCGCCAAGATTGACACCCGAACCGGTGAGATTGCCAACAGAGATTCTGTTGAGATGGAAATGAAGGAAATCACCTGTAATCCGGCCAAGTGTACCTTCTATCAAGTAGCACGGTGCCGCCGAGTGATGAACCTACAATTCCTTTTGCCTGACTGTCCCGGCTTCGGCGTTTACCAGCTCGATACCAGCTCTTTTTATTCTATTGTAAATGTTAATTCCAGCCTTGAACTGATTCGCGGTACCTGCGGCCGACTGTCTATGATTCCGCTATCACTGAAGCTCGTGGAACAGGAAGTACAGCCGGAAGGAAAGAAAAAGACTGTCCGGGTGCTCAGCATGACGGCGCCCTTTTCATTGGTAGAAATCCAACGATATGCACAAATTCCACCCGGGCAGGTTTTGCTCCTACCTCCGCCCGACAATGAAGGACCTGATGATCTTTTCCCGGATGAAATCCTGGGTAAAGAAGAACCTGCGAAGACAATTTTGGGTTCGGACAAAGATTTAATGCTGCTCTGGGATCGGGTCAAGAGTAAGGTCTGGCAAATGAACATGCAGGATTACCAGGTATCAAACTGGTTTCAAAAGAACTGTAACCTTGATGTCCATATAACCGACTTTGATCTTCTGACACCTCCGAACAGGATTAAGGCCGAGTACCTAGAAAACTTCTTGAAGACCCTGGAACGATATACAGATCGCAGCTAGAACACAGGATTCTAATCACCCCGTAGAAAAGTGTTCTTAAAGGATTGCCATGCCTGAACTTGTTTTTTCAGAAGCTGTCCCGCAACTCCTGGCCGAGCATCTTACTCATCTAAGTGAAGGAAGCGGTATCAGCCTCGATGTCATAAAAGAAAGAGGATACCGGAGCATACTCGGTAAAGACGAGCTTGCCAAAGCGGGGTTTACCTCTTCTCAGCAGAGAACTACCGGTATCCTCATCCCTCTGTGGGGAGTTGATGGTGGGCAAGTAGGTTACCAGTACCGCCCGGATAATCCCCGTTCGGACTCAAGGCAGCGACCGGTGAAATACGAGTCCCCCATAGGGTCTTCAAATCATCTAGATTGTCCGCCTCGTAGCAAGCCAATGCTTGGCGACCCCAAGACGCCGCTATGGATAACCGAAGGCTCTAAAAAAGCCGATGCCCTGGCATCTCATGGTGCCTGCGTAATTTCGCTCACCGGTGTCTGGGGCTTCAAGGGCAAAAATGAGTTCGGTGCGATAACGTTATTATCTGACTGGGACCACATTGCCATCAAAGACAGGTTAGTCTATCTCGCCTTCGACTCTGACATTGTTTCCAAGGAGATGGTACGAAAAGCCCTCGAACATCTGGGTGAGCATCTCAGCCGCAAAGGCGCTACCATCCTGGTCGTTTATCTCCCACAAGAAGGCAGCCAGAAAGTCGGCATCGATGATTATCTGCTTAACCATACACTTGAAGAAGCTCGGAAACTGGCGACTGATTTCAAGATTGATGATACAGCGAGCAGAGAGCGATTCGTCCCGGGCTTTGTCCTGCATGATGGTACAGTAGGCGAAATGGTAGTGAGTAAAGAGGATGAGCGTGCCTTTATCATTGTCGTCAGCGGCTCGGTCCGCAAGGTCTTTCGTTACGAGACACCCAAGGCTATATATCTTCCTACCGACGATCCCCTGGTAACCGAGGTCGTCCACTTCGCCACGACAGCTACCCCTTATGATTCACAGGCGCGTTTGTTTGAAGAGATACGGAGTTTTGTTCACAAGTATCTCGAACTTCAGGCTGACTTCGAGGAAATATCTTCTCTTTACGTGCTTCTTACCTGGGTGTATGAATTTGCTCCCTCGATACCATACCTCCGGGTAATCGGCGATTGGGGTACCGGCAAGACACGGTTTCTACAGGTGGTAGGTAGCATCTGCTTTCGACCGACATTCGCTTCTGGAGCGACCACTCCGGCGCCTATATTTCGGATATTGGAGCAGTTCCGGGGGACACTGGTTTTAGATGAGGCGGACTTCAAAGATTCTTCGTCCTGGATGGAAATGGTCAAACTTTTAAACAATGGTTACCGCCCCGGTATGCCGGTGCTCAGGGCAGACAAAGAGAATGGCAAATGGTTCCCGCGTGCCTACCAGGTATTTGGGCCGAAACTCATTGCTACCCGCTTCCCTTTCAAAGACGAGGCTTTGGAGAGCCGATGTCTCACCTCCGAAATGCTGTCGCTGACCAGGGATGATATTCCCCGGGTACTGCCACCGACTTTCGACAAAGAGATCGATGACCTGAGAGCCAAGTTGTTAACCTTCCGGCTGGCGAACCTGACCAAGCTCAAGGGTAAAACCTTCGGCAATGAACTGCTGGAACCCAATCTTCAACCCCGTTTACAAGAGATACTCATACCGCTCAAAGCGATGCTTAACGGCGACCGTTCCATGGTTGAAGCAATCACCGGCTTCGTTCATCGTCTCCAGGATAGTCTCTTTATACGAAGAAGAGAGAGCGCCCCGGGTAGAGTGCTGGCGGCGCTGATGGAGCTACATGAAGAAGGCAAAGAACTAACATCTGAAAATGTAGCCAGGAAAGCTAATGAAACGGATGATGAAGTTGAACAGCTCAGCGCGGAAAAGGTCGGCAGAATGACGAAGCGATTGGGCTTTGCCAAAGAGCGGACCGGAAAGTCACGGCAACGCCTTATCTGCTGGGATGAGACCCGGGTTACCAAACTAATCGGGTCATATGGCTTGCAGATGGCTCTTCCACTATCCCAGGAAAAACCGTCCGAACCGTCCTTACTGTCCGCTTTAGCTACAAAACAGGCGGACAGTAGTAAAGAGGGCTCCGTATACCGTCCGCCATACTGTCCGCCAAAAACTGAAGCTGACTCAAGCGTGGGGGCGGACAGTAGGACAGAGCGGACAGTAACTGACGATAGATTAACAAAGGAGGCAAGTGGCGGTGAGTAAAAAGAAAAAGAGGACGCTCTATGAATGTGCTCACGCACGGGTGAGAAACGAAAGAATTTGCTGTGATAAAGAATACCCTTTATCACAGGCATCCGTAGACGGCAGCCTGGATATCCAGCACCTCGCGGAAGGTAAACCATTAGCGCCCAAAATTTGCCAGCAATGCATCAGCTTCGACCGGATTGGACCGCCTGTACCCGAAGAGGAAAGAGGCTGGCTCAAGGTAAAGGAGGCAGTAAAACATGACCGGAATCATCGGCAAGCTTTACGAGAAGTTATGGCGTAAAGTGGGCGGCAAGCCCTGGACGGAGATAGTTCGGGAAGACCAGAAAGCTTCACCCCTGGTGTACCTGCTCATCTTCCTGGGACTGGGAGTACTGATGGCCAGACTAGCTGGTAAAAACTGGTGGCAGATACTGGTCGGGTTTTTACTCGGCATAATTTGTGGACATTTCTGGTGGTAAAGCCGTGGAAGACCAGGTAAAGAAAGCACAAAAGAGGATGACAGAAGCAACAGCAGAAATGATGTCAGGGTGGTTAAGCCAAATGTTGCAAGGTATGTGTAACGACCCGGTATTGGGAGAGCTTTGGTCGGCCATGAAGATGAGAAGTCAATCTACCCATCATGCCAGCATTGATTCTTACCAGGTACTCGGGTTGGAGAAATCTGTTACCGATGACCAGGTTAAAAGGCGGTACCGGGAACTGGTAGTAAAGCTGCACCCCGATACTGCCGGAGTCAAAGGGACTGAGTTTCTCTTCCAGCTCGTAACGGCAGCTTATCAGCAAATCTCAAAAGAAAGGGGGTGGCGATGATGAAAGAAGGCGACATGGAGCTACTTACCGAGATTGCGAAGTTTGAGGCATCGGTGGACATGGAGAAAGAGTACCGGATTGGCTGGTCGTGGCGTCATGTAAGAATCTGGCCAGCAACACTCAGCCGGCTATTCAAGGACGGCTACCTGGATAATGTCTTTCGTTCTAACTCCTTTACAGGATACAAGCTTACAGAAAAAGCTAAAGCTATCCTTCTATCGAACCAGCGAGAAGCTTCTACTGAATCTCAGTCAGAATCACCGATGAATCCCGGCGATGACCTATTTACAGATATTATCGGGCATGAGGACGTCAAGGCTTTGCTTAAAGCAATTCTTTTGTCAGAAAAGCCAGTACACGTCATGTTGACGGGACCGCCTGCTCTGGCCAAGACCCTGTTTCTCTGGGACATCGAGCAGACTTTTGGCGAGCAAGCGATCTGGCTGGTCGGCTCGGCTACTTCCAAGGCGGGATTGTGGGACCTGGTAGCCGAGAGAGAACCGAAAATACTCCTGATTGACGAGATGGACAAGATGAATGCCGTTGATATGGCAGCTTTACTGACGATGATGGAAGGCGGCAGGCTGGTCAGGGCTAAGCGAGGTCGAGAGCTCGACATCAACAATCCCCTCAAAGTTATTGCCGCCAGTAACCGGTTGGAGAAGCTGTCTCCGGAGCTGCGTTCCCGCTTCGCTATCCGTAAGCTCAATGCCTATGGCCGCAGCGAATTCTTGACTGTGGTGCAAGGTGTATTGGTACGTAAGGAAGGCTTGTCCGACGACCTGGCCGAAGAGATTGCGAGGAAGCTCGACGGTCGAAGTCAGGATGTCCGGGACGCTATCCGTATCGCCCGGCTGGCGCCGCAGGTCGGTGTGGATAGAGCAATAAACCTTTTACTGGGAGGTGAAACAGGTACAAGTTCAGACTAGACCGGTGACCGGTCGGGAGGTAAATTAGCTACGATTTTAAGACTGGCAAGCGTGGCAAAAACCAGACCATTTAGCTTCAGGTGGTCTAACCAGACAATAACCAGTCCAGATATAAAGAATAAACCAGTAATAACCACATTAGCTTTGGTGGTCGGAAAGGAGGATATATGGACGACCAGTTTTTAGAAGAAGTCAAGAAACGTAAAGAGCGGGGACAATCGGAAAGGCAGATGGCAACCGAGCTCGGTGTCAGCCGCAGTAAGGTCCACAATGCATTACAGGATCTCAAGCTAACTGAAACCGGCACTTCCCTGGTACCTGAAGACAAGCTGCGGGTAATTATTCGAGAAGAGCTGGAACGGGTCCGTACCGGAGAGGAAGAAGAGGCTAAGACAAGCAGCGAGTTTCCCATCATACGCAAGATGGGCGGTGGTATGGAGATGATTGCTCCGGAGGCAGTACTCAAGCACTACATGGGAGGGACGCCGGAAGGTGAGGTTGAGCTTAGAGCTATTATGAAATTCCGGGCGGCCATGTTGATGGTAATGGACCTGGTGAATATCCAGAAGGGTTCGGCGGAGGCTGACGCCAGGCGTATGGAGCCTATTCTAAGGCTAATGAAAGAGACACGCGAAGAGCAGGATGCGGCAGCGGCAAGGGCAAAGGCTTCCAGTGAGGAGATCGCAGAGCGAACCGCTCAAGCAACAGCAGGTCAACTATTTGGGGCAATCTCTCAAAGCAACACCCAGGTAAATAGCACACTTGCCCAGATCAAGCAGATGGTTGGTGGACAATCGAATGACCCTTTCAGCCAGGTTGTAAGCATGCTCCAGTCCATGCAGCAGATGTCCCAGATGTTTGGGATGCCATTACCCGGTATGATGCCGGGAGCGCCGCAGGGGGGCGGAATGCCCGGCGGTCAACCGCCTTCGGACCCGCCGCCGATTGAAAAACACACTGCCAAAGAATGGGAGGAAAGAAATGTTTGATTTTATGCAAATGGCCAATTCACCCCAGGCAAGGGATATGCTCTTCAAAATGATGAGCCGTCAGATGGGACAGTCTCCGCCGGACGTGAAAGAGGCGATCTCGAAAGTCGAGATTGCTATCAAAAGAAATGAGCGGGGTTTTGAGTTACGTCTCGGCAAGAGCGAGCATCAGCAGGTCGAGAAGATGCTCCAGGAATCAACCGATAGCTGGATTGAAATGCTCAGCCGCGGCTTTCAGGCGGTGGGCTATAAGGTAAAAATCTATGAATAACTGGTTTGCGCCTCTCCAGTGGCTGGTATTTCTGGCACTCTGGAGGATGTCTTACGAGACGGCCAACGTAAATAAGCCTGCTAACTCAGAAAAGAGTTTCCTTATTGAAAAGACATCACCACTGGAAGCCGGTAATCCAAGGGAAAAGGAATGGACGGAGAAGGCGATCAATAAGTATGCCGATGCCCAAGAGAAGAAATGGCAGCACTGGAATGAAGCGATGTTTGAGAGGTCAGATTGATGCCACTCCTGGTGGAAAGGAAGCTTTTCAAGATCGGAGAGGGTGGCTTTGCCGTCACCCTGCCCAAAGCCTGGATAAACTACCACCGGCTTAAACCCGGCGATACGGTCGAGGTCGTGGTAGATGGAGACCTTATTATCCGGGTCAAGGTGAAGCCGGAAGAGAAGCTTATATAAGATTTTATAGACTTGTCAGGCGAGCCAGGACGCGGTACGCTCTTAATGAAGCCCTGCGAGCTTGCCGGTGAAAGTTGGCTCGCAGGGCTTGCTTTATTACCGGCAGCTTCGGGGCTTCAAAAAAGGGGTTAGCAACCTGGACCGGAAGGATTCAAGGCTAACCCCTTTTTCCTTTTCAGCCAGGTTGCACCCCGCTATTACCCGGCCGCGACCGGGTACGAATGAAAGAGGAGGTGCCCATATGGGTAAGTACGCAAGCTGGAACGAATTCGAGAAAAACGTCCCTATCTCCTACAAGGAGAAGGCCACTCCCGAGGCTTTCCGCACCGGGATGAACGGCATTGCACCGACCGGACTGAAGGTTAAAGAGGGACGGGTCAAGCACTACGGCGATGGCGTGGATGGTAAGGGTGAGGTCGTGGTCGCCGGTTACAAGCGCGCTATGTTCGAGTAGCGCTTTTACCGCTTGATGCCTATCCAAACGAGGGCACTGCCCTTATCGGTTTTACCGCTGTCGCGGTAGCGGTAAAGCTGATAGACCGGATGAGCATCGAGCCTGAAGATTTAGTTTTAGGAGGAGAATATGTTCACAGCACAGCAACTGACCGGGCCGGTAGCACCGGGGCAAATGAGCCCGATGCAGGTCAGCGGTCCGGGCGCCTACTATCCCACACAAACCACTACTGACCCCTTCTCAGGCATGTTCACCAGTATGATGCCGATGATCATGATGATCATGATGTTTGCCATTCTTATGCCCATGATGAAAGGCATGACGGCATCAGCCAAGGACTAACCCCACAAATATATTATTTTGAGAATTTTAGGAGGTAATCAACAATGTATAAGGCACAGCAGATCGCCGGCCAGCAAGTTCGCCCCCAGCAGTACCAGTACGGCACGGTCAGTGGTTATTATCCCCTTCAGACCACCGACCCGATTTCGGGAATGTTCACCAGTATGATGCCCATGATCATGATGATTATGATGATGGCCATTCTTATGCCCATGATGAAGGGCGTCACCGGCTCCAGCAAGTCCTAGTGGAGGTGCAATTACATTAAGGAGGTTAATCCATGAAAAACAAAATTGTTCCACAGCAATATGCAGGACAGCGGCCTCCGAAGGGTTGGGTGCCTCCCCTGGGACAGGAATTAACCCTCCTGGGAGTCTATGATAATGACTCCGGCTACTGGATGGGATTGCCGCTCCAGGTTCTGCGGGAAGCGCTGCTGACCGCTGAATCTCTGCACACTGAAGACCGCATTGACGAGCGGGATAAAATCGAGGCCACAGTTCCTAACGCTTCGGCGCAAGATACCGTTAAAACCAAAGAGTTCGAGGTGCCTGCCGGTGAGGTCTGGTATCTCAACCGTCTCAACCTGATAACCGAAGCTGAGATTTCCGGCAATGTCCGCGTCTCCCGATTCCCCAAGGTCGATACAGTGGAAAAGAAGTACCTGGGGACCGACCTGGCAGCCAGCCAGAATGAAGATTATGATCTGGCAAGTCCCGGTCAACTCGGTGCTGATTTGAGGATCCTCGGGGGCGATAAGCTTACCGTGGTCGCCACTGTAACCGCAGTGGGAGGCACTACCGCCGACCGCAAAGTTACCCTGAATGTTTACGGCCGGAAAGCCAGGAGACTGGTATAGCGGCATAAGGAGGTAATCCTATGCCCTATACCATGACACCGCCGGGATATAGGGCTGTCCTAATCGGACAAGCCGTTGCTATCGAGGAACTGGGCACCTTCGCCCCGCTTGAAGAAAGTTCGGCTGAAGGTGCTCTTTTCTTAATGAGGCTCGACTTTACCGAGTCTCCGTCTACGGAAGCACTGTCTCAGCTTGAACAGGCGTGCTTTGACGCGGGAGTCGAATTGTGGCCGGGTTATAGCCACGTTGTCTTTGCCGATGTAGATCAGCCCACAGTTTATCTAGCCTGGCAAAAAGGATTTGCCTGGCTGCCGATCATTATCGGACTTCTGGTTACCACCGTTTTGCCGCCCTTGTTGGGTTCGCTGGTTTGGTGGTTAATGCCGGAGTCCTTAAAGAACCTGATCAGCGGCATCGTCAATATGGGAATCATGCTTTTGGTCATGCTTCTTATCAGCAAGCTTATGCCCTCGTTCACCCAGGATAAAGAGAAGGTAAGGAAAGTAAAACAGGTAGAACCGGAGAAATTAGAGGAGGCGAAGGCATGAGCCAGTACCCCATCGAATATCAAAATTATTACCCCTACCAGTACCAGGCTTCGCAATGGCAGGGCGTTGTGGGCACGCTGATGGGTGTGGTCATGCTGATAGCTATGGGCGCCTGGGCGCTATCCCTGGTAAAGAAGGCGTTCAAGGGCGAGGAGGTGAAGTTCCCGCTATGACGACACAGGTAAGCGTCATGTCCGGCTCTTTGGGCGACATCTTCTGGGACCTGCCGCCATGGATGACCTACACACCCGGGTTCGACCTGGGTTGCAGTATTTACGTGGCTAATCCCACCGGCGTAGAAAAGGAATATGCCCTGATGGCCAGGTTGAATCGGGAAAGCACCTTGATTAGTGAAGAGGCTTTGCCGGTATTCGGTTACGCCTGGTTCAAGGTTGCTCCCGGCGATTTCGTCAGGCTCCGAGGCGCCCTACGTTTTAACGAAAGCGATGCCGACCTCACGGTGCTCCTGGTAGAGCGAGAGACAGAAGAGATCACTGACTCCGCAGCTACCCGGCTGGTGGCGCCGCAAGGGACGAGTGCTTTGCCACCGACGTGGCCCGGGTCCACCAGTACTACTGATAACGGCTTCAACTGGAACTCACTACTGGCCATGATGCTTCCGATGATGATGCTGGGGATGGTCGTGATGTCCGCTAAACCTCAGCAAGAGAAGGTGGAAGCGAAAACCACGGTTGAAACCCAGAAGTTACTTCCGGAAGGGAGGAACCGGTAATGCCTGGAGAGTTTTATGTTGAAAACAAAGCGGAAAAGGTCAGCCTTGAGACAGTAGAGTCCAGTCTTGCTGGTCTAAACACTAAGGCGGATGCCATCAAGGCACGCACCGATAACCTGGCTGGGGAAAATCCTTGGCAGGGAGCAACGACGGCTGACTGGCAAACAGTCGAGGCTAATATCGTTAGCATTGGCACTGCCGGTATCCGGAATAAGATACATGACCTGACTCTCAGCATTCATAACCTGGTGGGCACACAAATCAGAGTGAGGCTTTATAAGAAGGTCAATGGGACCGAGCGGAAAGTATATGACCAGTCTTTTGATGCAACTTCTGATCCGGTAGGACTGCCGGTTATCAACGGCACCTGGGCCATTCACGATGTCCTGAGAGTGACCTTACAAAGTAATAACGCCGCAGATAACGGGAAAGCCGTGGATTATGACTACATGCTGGAGGCGATGTAATGAGCCTGCTCGCTATCGCGAAAAGCGTTACTGCCCTCTCGCAGATTGAGATAGATATCGATAAAGACTGGGATGCGAAAGAGATCTTAAATATCGGCTCTATTGTAGCCGGTATGACGCATGGCGATTTCGTTTACTACGACGGCTCAATATTAGCTAGATTACCCGCTGGCTCGCCTGGTCACAATTTACAATGCTTGGGTCCTGGCAAAAACCCGAGGTGGAGTTAAGAACGTGACTTTGCTAATTAAACCGAATGCAGTCTCTAGCCTGTCGCAGCTATCCATCGATGCTGACAAAGATTGGGGTGGTAGAGCAATTACTAACCTGAAAGGGTTAGCTGCTGGCATGACCCAGGGAGACCTATTTTTTCGAGGCATCGCCTCAATCCAGAGATTACTTCCAGGGGTTGCTGGGCAGTTCCTGATAACCAAAGGGACGGGAGCCAACCCTGAGTGGGGAGATTATGCCGGAAGGGTAGAAAGGCTTTTCTTTTTGCTATCCACTATGCCGGTGAAAAGCCATTCGGTGATTGCAACCAATGTTCCAGGGGTTCAATCTCCGGTACCTCTAATCATCCAAAATGCAGGTGTATTCTTGGTTACTCCTTATGCCAGCCCATTAGCATGCGGTGGAGCTGTTTACCACGATGATTCACCTTTAATTGATACTGACGAGACTACTCAGGCTAATAATGCTACCGCTAATGATATTCACTTACTTCCAAGTCCAGGCGCGGTTGGCGATGGTTTTTATTTCGGACTCAATAATCCCTTCGATCGTGTCGTGGTCAACATCGGAACGGCTGGAGTGGGAACGTGGACAATCACCTGGAAATACTATAACGGAGTAACCTGGACTGCTCTTACCATCAAAACCGATGAAACTTCGCACTTCAGAACTTCGGGATTAAAAGGCTGTCACTGGGTTAGACCATTAGATTGGACTGCGACTCTGATTGCAGGAATGAATCTCTATTGGGTTAAGTCCGAAATAACAGCCTACACAAGTATGACCACCCAACCCCTGGGAAATCAGGCATGGTTAGGCAGATATTAAGGCCTGTATGGGAGAAGCAAATGAACAAAATCTACATTGAACCGCTGGCAAGCGAAAGGAAATACCGGGACTTATCCAGGCTCGGCAGGGAGCTAAAAATCCCGATTACTGAGTGTTTTCTGGAGCTCAAGGTGACTATGCCGGATGGCAAGGTTGCTCATCATCACAAGCAACGCAGCCATTCCTGGGTAAGAAATGGCTATAACGTTTTAACCTGCATCATGATGGCCATAAATTATAACGACGCCACTTATGGTCCTGGTTTTCTAAATCTCAGGGCAACCAATGGAACCATTCAGAAAAGAGCCGGCGCGATTATCTACGGCTATAACGATCCTGACTGGGAAAGCACTGGGTGTGGCTACATGGCAGCTGCCGGTAGCTTGAACAACGGAATAGTCGTTGGATCCGGAGTTGCCGCCGAGTCTTTTGAGGATTATGCCTTACAAACGCAGATTGCTCACGGCACTGGCGCCGGACAGCTTTCCTATGCCCAGTGTGAAGCCCCCGTCAAATCATACGATGCGGGTACCAAGACCTATACCTGCGTATGGAACAGGTATCTTAACAATAACTCTGTAGGGGACGTCACCGTTAATGAAGTCGGCTTAATAATGTCCTGCAATACGAACTATGGTTACAGGGGTATGGTCAGCCGGGACAAACTCGCTGCTTCCGTGGTGGTTGCCAGTGCAGGTCAATTGAAAGTCAGCTATACGTTTTCGGTGGTATTCCCCGCATAGGAGTGCTTTATAAAGGACGTGAACGAAATGAGATATTCAGTAATCGCGAAAGGAATAACGCCAGCGCAGGTTGAGGTGGAGATCCGTAAGCTGGGCATAACCGATTTCAAACCTGCCAGGCTGTTGGGGCAGTTCTTTTGCGAGCTCAGCGAAGAAAAAGTCAGAGCTCTATCAGCCGTCTCCGGTATTGTCTTAAAGCCTATCAAAGACTATAAAGCCGAGCAGGTGCTGAGTGAAGTGGCACCGGTTGAGAGCCTTTCGGATGTATTTTATTTGCTGCGTTCATATTTCAATCCGCCACTTACCGGGACCGGACTCACCGTAGCTGTGTTAGACAGTGGTATCAGGAAAACCCATCAGTCTCTAAGAAGCAAAGTCGTCTACGAGGCTAATTTTACAGATTCGCCGACGGCCGATGATGTTTTCGGACACGGGACTCAGGTTGCCTTCATCATTGCCGGCGGTATGCATGCCATAGGTGAGAAAGCTGGTGTTTCTCCCAGCGCTTCCATCATGAATATCAAGGTAATCAATGACGATGGCATTGGCAGCGATGAAGGTATCGTCATGGGAATTGAGCGTGTCTGTGGGTTAGCCGAGCAAGCGAGAAAGAACGGGCTCTGGATAACCGATGATTTGTATCCCAACATCATCAACCTCAGCCTGGGAGGTGAGGATGACGGTGATGCCGACAATCCAGTGCGGGCAGCTTGCCGCAAGGCAAGCACTGAATATGGTCTGGACGTTATTGCCGCCGCGGGAAACTCCGGTCCGAAAATGACTACCGTTATGCTCCCGGCCTGTGACCCGGAGGTTATTGCTGTGGGCGCAGTTGAAACCAACGGCGAGCTGGCTATTTGGGAAAAATCATCTCGCGGACCAACGGTACAGGGTGAGACCAAGCCCGACTTCGTTATCTGGGGTACCGACCTTGAAATGGCGAGTCATCAGAAAGACGATGAGTATCTTGTGAAGTCGGGCACCAGCTTTGCCGCTCCCATGCTGTCGGGGCTGGCCGGTCTACTTTGGGAGAGTGGCAGAAGGGCTTACGGAGAAGCCTGGGTATTCAGCTGGCGAGAGGCCAAGAAACTGGCCCCCTATTTTTCGACCAAACCGCAGGATGCCCCGGTCAATAAAGATAACGTCTATGGCTTCGGGCTCCCTGCGATGGGCTCGATGCTGGGACAGGTATCCCAAACCGATTCAACGACACAACAGGGCACAGAAGTATTTCCCATGTTCATGATGATGGCTATGATGGCGAGCATGGTAGGAGCGTAAACGATGGCAGACAGCGAATTAGTTAAATCCCTGATTGCACTGGGCGGAGTGCCCCTTATCCTGGGATTCGTACAGCTTTTCAAGCCCTTTATCTCGGATACCCGCTACTATCCTTTGCTGGCGGTTGCTATGGGATTAGTGATTAACCTGGTGGCCAGCTGGGCGCTCGGTGTCACCGCCATGTCGGACTGGGTAGCAGCAATATTCAACGGCATCATCGCTGGTATGGCAGCCAGTGGGGTTTACTCCACGGGTTCCACGCTGCGGGAGGGTCCGGCAGCCGATAAAAATAACCGCTCAACTGAAGGAGAGACTGATGAAACTAAGTAGAAACCTGGCGATAGGACTGGAAACCGTGGGTTGCTGTATCACGGTTGCCGGGGTCGTTACAGAGTGGGCTACGGGGGCTGACTACGGCTATTGCATTATCACGGGCGGAGCGCTGGTGGTTAGTTTCGGTAGCATGATATTCGCCAAGGTCGTCAAACGCAACTGGGACGATGGAGATAAGGGTTAAGGAGTAGCAATGAGCTTATTGCTTAAGGGAGCCGCTAGACTTTCCCAACTTGAAATAGACACCGATAAAGATTGGCAGGCAAAGGGAATGACCAATCTTAAAAGTATTGCCGAATCAATGAGTCACGGCGATATTGCCTTTCGTGGGAATGACATCCTTGAAAGGCTATTGGCAGATGCCGGCAAAGGGTATAGCTTCCTGAGAAGTCGTGGCCCTGGGCTATCGCCGGTCTGGCAGGATATTGAGAGTTTGGTCCAGTATCTGACCGGTTCAGCCAACAGGGCGCTGGCATTTGACCTTTCCATGCCTATGCCAGCAATGAGTGTCGCTCATATCACTGGTCCCGGCGGCGGGGGGTCTTCTTCTCCAGTCCTTAGTATTCCGGCCCCAGTATTTAACAGGGAAGTCTTGGCGACTACAGTAAATCCGGTTGGTGGTACGGTTTCACACAACGATGACGTCGGCGACAGCGATGAGACCGCCCAGGCAAATGATGATACGGGAAACGATATAACACTTCTCCCAGCCGATGGCTCTATCAATGATTACTGTGCCATGGGACATTCTGGGCTCTTTGATGCAATCGCTGTCCTGGTTGGACAGGTAGGCGCTAATTACACCCTTGCTTATGAATATTCCAGGGGTATCGGAACATGGGGAACACTGACAATTAAACACAATAGCACAAGTGATTGGAAAGCGGCAGGAAAAGGCTGGCTCACTTTCGCTCGTCCTCCTGACTGGGCAACTGATACCCTCGCCGGATTAACCCTCTACTGGATAAGGACGCGGGCTGCCAGTATCAGCGGTGGTTTTCTCCAGCCTTTAGGAACACGGGCATGGATACTGGTTTACGCGTAGGAGATTAAGATGACAGGAGCATTTTTAGAAACTGAGTATGACGATCTGAGAAAGCTGGCTAAAAAGCTGCATATCCTACTTCCTGAGGCTTTCTGGGAGTTTGAGGTCAGGGACAAGAACGGTCTGACTCTGGCACGACACAGGCAGCGGAGTCATAGCTGGGTCAGGAACGCCTATAACCTGATGGTTTGCCAGGCAGCCGCAGTGCCCGGTGATTTGGCCGTCGGACTGGCTGTCGTTGATATTAACGGAACCGCCAGGTCAGATGCTACCACTCAACCTGCTTCCGGGCTATCCAGCGGCGGTGCCAGTAACTCCAGTATCTACGTAAACCTGGGTAACGGCATCTATGCCGGAGCCGGCGTTGACTTGTTTGGCATCGTGGTTGGGACAGGTAACAACCCGGAGAGTCTGGAGAGCTATGCCCTGGCAACAAAGATAGTTAGCGGAAACCTGGCTGGTCAGCTTTCTTACAGCGCAACCGACCCGCCCACGATATCCACTATCGGGACTACCAAAACAGTGGCATGGGTGAGGTATTTCAATAACAATAGCGGCGGCGATATTACGGTCAACGAGGCAGGGGTTTACACAAAGGGTACCTACGACAACTCGAGTGCGACTTTTATGCTCTGTCGGGACCTGCTCGCCGGTGGAGTTGTTGTTCCGAATACGGGGCAGCTGAAGGTAACTTATACTCTCCAGCTCACTTATCCGGCTTAGGAGAAGTAATAGTGGCACAGTATGCGGACATCATCGAAATAATTGCTCCCAGCCAGGCAGCATCGGGCAGCATGGTGGATATTACCATCAGGGTAAAAAACACCTATTCCGGTGCTATCGCCATCATGATGGGCGGCGCTCTGGAATACGGCGTTTCTCCATGGCCAGGCATTGATGTTCCGGAGAACTGGGCGAATGTGGATGGCGGGGCGGTCCATTCATTCAGTGGGTTCTTCATGATGCCGGATGCCCGGGTGACCATCCATGCCTACAGTTACTGGTACGGCGCCGACGGCTACTGGCATTTCGATGACGAGATGACGAAAACCATCAACCTGTCGGCGCTGACGCCCCAGGTGAGCGAGTTTAAGATAGCAGACTTCTACAAAATGTAAGGAGGCACACCATGAAATTGAAAACACTGTCTATAGACCTCGGAGAGTTTAAGGCTCTCCAAGAAAGTGCTCTGGGACAAATGCCGGAGCCGTCCGCGGCTGGCTGGTATATTGACCCGCGTACCGGGGAGCGTGTTTTTTATGACCCGGATAGCCACAAGTTCTATACCCTGGCGGGCGGCATCTATATCCCCTTGGGCTATATGAATCCGGCCCCGAAGCAGGTAACTTTGGCCCCGGGGGAAAAGCTCAGGATAAATATGTCCTTCAAGTATTCGGGACCGGCAATCAGCAGCGCCATCTGTTATTACTCCATCGGAGTCTATGGACTATTCGGCTTTGATGAGAAGATGGTGGGGCAGAACTCGAAGAGCCTTCCCCAGTATACGACGCCGACCCAGGTAACTGACTCATATACGTTCACTCTGCCGACGAATGTGGGTAATGACTGGGACGACATCTACTGCAAGATATACGGCGGCTCACCGGGTGTTCCTCAAACCCTGTTTGGTTATGAGCAAGCCCTGCTGATTATAGGCAAAGACCCGACCATCAGTGAGTTCATGATTGCAGATTTTGCCAAGGTGTAGGAGTAGAGCATGGCACTTGAAATAGTCTTTGCACCGATGGCGCTTGAGCCAGGAACGTTCAACGTAGGGGATAAGGTCCGGGTGACCGTCTCCTTCAAGTACGTCATCGGTGTGAACACCACCGTAAAGCTGCTGGCTGGTCCTTACTACACAAACCTCTTCGGCAAGCACATGGTCAGTTCCTGTGTAGGTCAGGCTGATATAGATTTGCCGTCGTCTTCCACACCGGCTGATGGAACCGCCACGGTGGATTTCATACTCATTGCTAAATCCCTGGGTGGCATTGAGAACGGCACCTATGGCTTAAGGGTCTGGATTGAGGATACCAGCGCTATTGCCGAGCAGGATAACGTCATTATCGTCTCTGGTAATACCAGTGGTGGGGATATGTTTTCGTCAATGATGCCGATGGTAATGATGTTGATGATGATGGGCATGATAATGCCGATGACCCAGCAAATGGGTGAGGGAGTCGAGGAATAGTGAAAGCCTACCTGGAACCGGAAGAGGTGGAACGGCTTGAGCAGTCGGCAGAATATCTGCGGGACAGGCTGCTTATCCGTTTGCTCTTTCACCTCGGTTGCCGCGTCTCCGAAGCTTTGGGGATCAAGGTAAGCGACATCGACTTCAAACAGGGCTTGGTAACCATCCAGCACCTGAAGCAGCGAATTAAGCTCTCCTGCCCGAAATGCAGCGCCAGGTTGGGGAAAGGACACAAGTTTTGCCCGGTGTGCGGGCAGAAGGTGGAGAAAGCGGTTGCGGATGAGAGAGAGCACCGCAAGTTCCGCAATATACCTTTGGATACAGACACCCTGGGAATGCTGAAGGAATTTATCAAGCGCGGCGGCGCCAGTTCTAAGAAAGGGAATCAACAGCTCTTTAATTTAACCCGCCACCGGGCTTGGCAGATAGTAAAAGAATGCGCCGAAAAAGCCAGACTACCCGGCTTGATTAACCCGGAGAGCGGCAAGATACACAACGTCAGCCCTCACAAACTGCGAGATGCCTTCGCAGTGCACGCGGTCAAGCTAGATGATTCAGGAGACGGTATCAGGTTACTCCAGGAGCACCTGGGGCACCAGAGTATCACCACCACCATGAAATACCGCAAGGTATCTGGTGAGGAGCAGAAAGAGTGGTACAAAAAGCTATGGCAAGGAGGTAAACAGGATGGGTAAATACGCCAGTCACGAAGAATTCGGGATTAACGCCCCGATAAACTATAGGGAAGACACCACCAGTGATTCTTTCCTCAAAGGTATGTCCGCTGTCTGCCCTCCGGGGATGAAACCGAAGGTTTCCCGCGGTAAAAAGTTCGAGGAGAAAACCGATTTTAAGGCTTCAGCCCGGTGGCACAAGAATTTTGATGTGGCGATGTTTGGCGGATCGGACATCGGAACATCGGATTACGAGTCCAGGCAAATGAGCTTGGAAGGGAAAATTAATGGCGTAAAGCGAATACCCGGGAGGCACTAATGGCAGGGCAGGGCAAAATAACGATTGGAGATAAAGAATGGCTGGCTTCCCTGGCCAGCATGTATTGGGAGCTGGTACAGGGGCTTGGTGGTATTTCAGGAATAGATGCCGACACCGGTATGCTTTTCGACCTGGGATTTACACAAGATATAACCGTTACCACCGAACCGATGCTTTTCCCCCTGGATATTGCCTTTCTTTCTGAGGAACTGGTAATCACTGAGATTTACCGTAATGTTCAGCCCGGATACCAGGTGCATTCAACTATGCCCGGTCGCTATTTTATTGAGGTTAATGCCGGTGAGATGGAAGGGATTGAAGTTGGCAGCCAGGTCACGCTGGAGATATTAGTACTGCAGGAAGTACCGGCAGAGCCAACCTGGGTACCCGCCATGATTTCCTTTGCTGGATTCACTTTAATGGGGTTCTTGATGGTAGGCGTGGTTAAAGATATGGTCCGTGATATGTCAGACGACTCACCGAAAACACTACCGGCAGGTAGTTATGCGGCTACCCCCGTTTACAACCGGGTGAGTAAGCCAGCTTCCGGGGGTGAATGTGCCTTCTGCGCCACTTCAGGCCATCAATGTGACGTATGCGAGAAGATCTCACCGCGGGATTATCACCTGCTTAGCTGGTTTGGAGCTCCGGTGCCGGATTACAGCTTCACCGTAGAGCCGGAAACTAAAGAACGAAAAATCGATGATGTCCTGAGACGGCTGAAAGAAGGGGTTGACGGTATCCAGCAAAGCGAGAACTTCCGAACTTTTCTGCTTACCATGTCCAAGTTCCACGATTACAGCATCGGCAACCTGATACTCATCATGCTTCAGAAACCAGAAGCCACCCGCGTCGCTGGTTTTAGCACGTGGAAAGATTTGTATCGGTGGGTTAAGAAAGGCGAAAAAGGGATTGCTATTCTGGCTCCATGCATGCCACCAAAGGGGAAAAAGTCCGAGCCCTCCGACACTGGCATCAGTGGTGCAGATGAGGAAGTGAAGGACGAGCAAACAGAGATCCGCCCGATCTATTTCAAAGTGGTCTATGTCTTCGATGTCAGTCAAACAGAAGGGAAGCCTCTGCCTGAGTTTGAAGTACCCTCTCTGACTGGTGAGGCTAATGAAGACCTATTCGAGCAAGTCATGCGCCTAGCAGAATCGCAAGGGATTGAAGTAAGTTTTGAGCCAAAGCCCAACCAGGACCCGGATATTAAAGGTTTCTATGTTGGGAAGACCATCTGGGTTAGACCCGAAGAACCACGTGCCCAGCAATTAAAAACACTGCTTCACGAGGTCGCTCATTACTACTCTGAAGGAGTATTCCGTATACCGCGGAGCGATGCCGAGACCATAGCCGAAAGCGTGGCATTCACCATCGGTGCTCATTACGGGTTTGATACCGGTACCCGTTCGTTTCCTTATGTTGCAATTTGGTCCAAGGATAAGAAGGTACTTGAAGCCAACTTGGCTGCCATCCGGAAAGTGTCAGAAAAGATATTTGATGGGCTTGAGCAAACGGCGAAAAAGATGGTGGGGGTAGCCTAACTCATGGTAATTCGACTGATGCCAACCAGGGGTGGCTTTCTTAGGCCGTTTGGCTGTGGCTGGTTTATCCGGGAATATCTCTTAGGTAGCGGTCCGGAAGGCTCAACGAAGATAGACCCCAAGCGAGGCGCTCCACAAGCTGATATCAACTTTGAGTACAAGGAAGCTTTAGCCCGGGCTACGGCCAGGGAACGAGCTGAGAGAATCATCAGCAATATGGTAGTTAAACATGCCGACGTCACTGAAGCAGAGGCTGAGAAAATTTATCAGCGAGAGCTAAAACGAGTGTCCCGGAAGTTCACCCACATGCGGTACCATTCGTTCCTTATGTATTTCGGAGTGCTAAAGAGGCTTGGATGGGTAGAAGTCACCGATAACACTGAACCATCCACTATCCAGGACAACTATCCTGCAGCTCCTGAGCGGACTTACTATCGACTTACAAAAACGGGTATTGAAGCAGGGGATGAACTCTGGTCTAATCCACTCTTCACACTATACCCCGAAATCGGCCCCAGCCACCAAAAGAACCGGTGACCACAGCTTTCGGGATAAAGAAATTTGAGACTTTTGGCCAATTGACGCTCTACCGTCAATCAAGCCCGATTTAACCGAGGATTAAGTACCGCGATTGAATAATGCTCAAGGAACTGGATCTCTTTTTCATCTTCTAGTACTAACCAACTGCAGGAGCAATGATTCCTAACGTAATCAATAGCCAGTTGCTTATCACCTTGAAATTCATTCGTTAAGTATTTCAAAAAGTTGTCGGTTCCTCGTTTTCCAAGATGGTTACGCATTATTCTGAATCGTAAACCCGAAGGTTCTCCTGACACCTTTGACCCGGCTTGTTTAGCGATTCCAACGTAAATAGGATCTACAGAGCAGTCTTCATATATGAAATATACCCCGCCTCTTTCAGGCACGTTTGCCTCTGTAAGATGCCCAAACTGGTTCCGGGAGGTCGAGAGTAGGATAGTCAAGCGATCATTCAGAGTATTGACTCGATCACCGTATCTTTTAATAAACTCGTCAGCCAAAGTCATCCAAACCTATCGCCTGCGTTGGTGCTACTTAAAAACATATCGTCCTACGATACCGATTCCAGGACAGTCTACGTGAGGGGTGTTTGCCCATATGTCTGTCTTGCACAAGTGTGTTGCGCTAAAGTCTGCTTTAAGCACCGTGAGATCCATCATCATCATTTCGAAATCCGCCCACTCGTTTCCGCTCATCGTGACGCCGTAGGGAATCACGAACACAATACCCATCGCTTTATCAGACCTGTGTGAAATATTCTTAACATCGCGGACGGCGTCATTGAGTGCCGCTTTGATACACTCCTCAAGGTCGGGGGCGTCGCACTTCCTTTGCACACGTTTAGCTTCAATATCCCAACAGTCTCCAGAATGGGTTATGATTTGAAGGTCAGCCCTTCCTTGATGATGGCCTTTCCCTTTCCCTTTTTCAGTAGAGAATTCCAAGAACGGAAGTCCGCCGGCCTTTTCAGCTGCAATGGCAAGTATCCCAATATTCGCTTGTTCTCCATAGACATACGCTAAGTCATCAGTACCCCAGATCCTCTCATATCTACGAAGAGTATTGTTCCACGCTCTCAACAATAACTTTGTGAATTTCCGCTGTATTTTTGTTTTATACTGGTAACTCTTCATAGCGGCCTGCTGGTATTCTCGCCAGCTGCTCTCTGCTCATTACTGGCTTGGTCCAGTACTTGCAGCAGCACCTTTTCCTTTTCAGGCGACAGCGTACAGACGAGCATTTCAATACCCGTGGTACCAAAGCGCCTCGCCCGCCGCTGAACTAAGTCACAGAACTCGAAATCCGTGAAGACCATCACTTTCTTTACTTCGTTGGGAAGCTGTTTTAGATGCTCGATTTCAGCCAATGCCTTCCGAACACCGCCCGTATTTTCTCGACCGGTCCTCGTCTTTGGGCGATTGCAAAGAATGGCAGCCACGATGAGACCGTTGTCAGAGACAGCATCAAACTGGTAAATGCCTCCTGATGGCAAGGTTACAGGCCGCTCAAGCAAAGTCCCCTTGTTACAGCGTTCTGAGAGCCAACCCCGTACAAAAGGCTCTATCTCAGTTTTGATACGGGATGTGTCAGCCATTAACCTATTTCCTCACCGAGCGCTTTGAGAACTTCTTTCGCAGCGTAAGCCTTATCACGCTTGCGGCCCGTGATCTCTGCCAAGATGCCGGCTTCCTTTAGGGAACTCAGGGCATACTGTGCTGAAGGATAGCTTACTTTGAGGAATTCCTGGGCGGTTTTGGCGTTCAGAACTGGCTTCATGAAAATGAGTTCAACCAGTTGCACGGCCGTGGGCGAAAGCCGTTTCTCCCGTGCTGTCTGAGAATAGCCGCGCAGGAGATCCAACAGACGCCGTGCCCGTGATACCGCGTCGTCAGACTGCTCAGTCACTGCCTTCAGAAAGAACTCGATCCATTCTCTCCAGGCTCCGTTCTGGCTTACTTTCAGGAGGAGGTCATAATACTCCGGCCTGTGCTGCTCAAAGAATGCGCTCAAATAGAGTAATGGCTTGGCAAGCACATTTTTTTGGCAGAGAAGTAGTGTTACCAGAAGGCGCCCGATACGCCCGTTACCATCAAGGAAGGGATGTATGGTCTCAAACTGGTAGTGGACCATAGCCGCCTGGACAAGTGGTGGCAGTTCCGTATCGCCGTGAAGAAACTTCTCAAGTTCATTCAGGCAATCCTGCATCTCAGTAACCGGTGGTGGCACGAAAGTTGCTTCGTTCAGCGTGGCTCCAGCCGCACCTATCCAGTTCTGTGACTGTCGAAAATCGCCACGAGTGGCATGCTCGCCCCGGACTCCCTCCATTAGAATGCCGTGCAATTCGCGGATAAATCTGAGACTGAGCGGCAACTCAGTTAGACGCTTAAGCCCATACTCCATGGCGCGCACGTAGTTTTGGACTTCTTTTACGTCCCTCTGTTTTTCGACCTGGGTCGCCTCAAACAGCAGGAGATCAGAGAGCGAAGACTGCGTGCCTTCGATACGCGAGGACAGGACCGCTTCTCTCCGAATGAATGGGTAGATAAGAAGATGAGGATTGGGTAGTGTTTCGCCGAGTCCCGAAAGAGTCCCGACCGCAAGGTCAGCCCTAGATACATGGGACACCAACGCCGTATCCCATTCCAGTCTTGGAGGCAAGGGATTGGGTACAAACGCCCAGTACCCACCGGTGGCCCGAACCAGCTTGCCAGCTGGACTGTTCTTGAAGAGCTCTATGTCCATTATTAAACCCCGCTTTAATAACGTTCCTTGTTATTAAAGATATTGCCATATTTCTTTAATAATACACCTGGCGCGGGGTATTGGCAAGCATTATATGTCCAGCTTTTGGCTGACGCCGGGGGACGAGAGATCCTAGTGACGAAATGTACGCTGGCCGGACAGCGCCGCTGTCACCGGAAACCGATCTTTTGCTTGTTCAAAACTATGCCGGACCTCGGGGGAGAGGGACGGTTATATAGCTAGTTCTTGAAATTTTACCTTATGTATTTTTGTTGGACAATGAAGCTAAACAGACACAAAACACGAAGCACTTTAACAACCGAATACGAAGCGACAAAGCCTTGACCTGAACGCTTGCCCGAATGAAAAGGGGGTTTAAGCGTGGTAACTACTTTATGCTGTCCACAAGACGAGAACCCCCTATCCTATGACCGACTTAACGGCGAATGGGCACAATGGTTTCGCACCGCCCAAAGGTTTGAACACAAAGTGCCTGCACAGGATAGGGGGGACATCCGACATAGTATCATACTGGAATTGGCAATGGCGAGGGCTAGAAACGGCGATAAGCCATTCAGTGAAGCGATGATGTGCCGTGTCGCAAGCTGTGTGGTCGCTCTCTACTGGCGGAAGCAATACAGGCTTACTAATGGGCTTGATTGCGGAAGCTGTAGCCAGAAGCAAAGGCAAAAATGCCGGTCAGAGGACTTATACCGTCAGTGCCAAAAGGCTATCAAGATAGAAAGCCTTTCAAAGCCGATAACTGATAGTGAAGGGAACGTAACCGAGCTTGGGGATACGATAGCCGATGACAAGGCGATTGATATTGGAGCTTGGCTTGACGCCCGAACTTTCCTTCTCAGTTGCCCGAACAGGCTAATCCAGATAGCTCACAAGATGAGGAACGGCGATACGCTGGGCAAGACGGATAGACAATACCTCTGGAGATTTAGAAAACGGGAGCAAAATACTTTACTGGCAATGTAGACGTTGGACACCATCTTACCAATATATATAGTGGGAGCACCGATAATGCCAGCGAGTTGCGGGTTATCGGGAGCTTACTACTAGACGAAGCCGATAGCCTTGCCCACTGTCGGATAGTCAATAGGGGGTGTTCAAATAGAACAATTGAATATTGAGGGCAAGCGTTCAGGTGAGGGCTTTTGTGCTCACAAGGCGATACTGGTAAACGCTCTATCAAGGGCATTAGCCGAAAGGGTAGTGCTTATGGACTTCACGATAGGGCGTAAAGGCTTTCTTACCTACATTAAGTCATTGGGCGGGAGTAATGTCGTAAAAGTCGTTCCCTCGTCCAACGGCGATGCCAGCGGGTTGCGGGTTGCCGATAAAAGACTGAAGGTGGTTTGCGGAGCTAATACCAGTTACCTTGACGATATGGCTTGGGTAGGTGAGAAAACACCTCTAACACTCTGCGATGTCAGAGTAAGCCCATCAAATACTGTCAAGCCTAACCTCGGAGCACTGGAGCTATCGGAAGCACTATCAAGAGTAGTGCCGTTCACCGCTAAAGAGGATAACAGACCTGTCTTACAATGTGTTCTCTTTAAGGTGGCAGACGGCAAGCTCACGATGGTAAGCGCCGATGGTTACAGGCTTGCGATGGTGAAGCTGGATTTTGACGGCGATGAGGGGCAAGTCCTGATAAATCGGGATGAGCTAAGGGGTGTAATCAGTGCTCTGCGAAGGGCATACAGGGTGAGGGTAGGCTTTGAGAAAAGCGGGGAAAGCCTTGACGGAATGAGCCTAGTGCTGGACACGGAGCTAATCCGCTATAAATGGCGGGGGGCTGATGGGAACTTTCCCGAATACGAGAAGCTCATACCCGCCGACTTCAACACCTTTGTTAGTTTTGACACTAACGAGGCAATCAGGGCGGTAAGCTCACTCAAAGTCCTGTCCGACAACAAGCTCTACCCGATAGACCTCACCATCGGCAACGGCAAGCTCACGATGTCCAGTCCCGATGAAAAGGGACAAGCGGATATACCCGCCGATACACAGGGCGATGGCAAGATAAGACTGGATGGCAGTTACCTTGCTGACGCCTTAAGAGCTTGTGGCGGGATGGTAGAGCTTAAGCTGGTAGACAGTAAATCGCCAATGCTCTTTACCTCTCCAGACTATGACCTTGTGGTAATGCCGATGTTTGCTGGTGAAAGCCAGACGCCGAAAGGTGAGACCGAGACCGCCGAGCCAGTCAAGGCAGAAACCGAACCCGCCGAGAATACCGAGCCAACCGAGCCAGAAGCCGAAATGGTAAGCGAAGCCGAGAAAGCCGAAGCGGTAGCCGAAGCTGAGGCAATCACCAAAGCCGATAAGCCGAAGCGGAAGCGAAGCAAGGCAAAAGAACCAGTCGCCGTAGCATAAGCCTGAACTGAACGCTTGAACTCAGAAAACAGCCAACGCAGGAAAGCGGGGGAGACCCCGCTTTTTTGCTTTTTTAGGGGTATTCGTTTCCCCAATGCGTGGGAACGGATACCCCTTTTTTTGTGGCAAACAGGGCAGGGAGCACCGATGCCCGATGGCAGAGGCAGACTTCGATAGACGTAAGCCCTCGATGGCAGGGATAGCACCGGCGGTTGCGTACTTTTGGAAGTCCACTCGGACAGTTGCACAGTACGAACCACAACCAAAGAGAGTAGGTACTCCCAGATATTCACTCGTAATTCATAAAGAAAGGAGGAAGCCGACTATGGCGGATACGAACACTATCTTTGTCCTCAGCAAGGTAGATGTCATTGATTGCGCCAAGGAGATGGGTATCCCTGAAGAAGCGATAACCGATGACATACTCGCCCAGGTGAAGAAGGGCGTGGAGTGGGGACTGGAGTGCTGGTCTGACGTAATGAAGGAAGCCATCAATATGGCTCTCAAGAGCTAGAACAACCTGACCCATTCTTGCAGGGGTAACTATGCCTAAAAACTGAATATAAAGGAGGTAAAGCTATGCCTATCAAGTGGAATGCGCTGATGGTCAATGAGGCAATGGATATGGTCGAGGAATACGTCAACCAAGCTATCGAACCATTGGAGCAGGCGAAACTCGTCGCCACTGAAGCCAGAAAAATTCCGAACCTGCCAGGATACATTGACCAGCACCTGTCCCGTCTCATTGGCGAAATCGAGCGGGTTACTGGCGGAATATCGCCCTGGAACCAGCAACCACACCCGGGGAATGTCCGTGCAGCGATTAACTCAGTCCGTGAGTCTATCCCAGAAGGAACGGTAGAGACAGAGCGGCGGAAGGTAACCAGCGGCAAACAGCTCAGTTTGGTGAGCTAATAAAGCCAGCGATACCGGTAATTGAAGGGGTTACTATGCCCGAAATCTGAATAGAAAGGAGTAAGAAATATGCCCACAGGTCAGATGGACTTGTTTGGTGGGGTGAAGCTTGCCGAACCAGAGCCGAATACTACAGTTAAGCTGGGACGGAAAGCCGTCCAGATACCACTACGCAAGAAACGAAGGGAAGCCATAAAGCGTCTAATGGAGATACTGGAAGAGCTGGAAGGGAATGATATCTACATCGGTTCTTACGATGCCGGCGGACGCCACTTCTGGTTGGATAACCTGAAGCTCCAGCGGCTTCAACTGGAATGGCATCCTATCAGGCTAAAGAGCGACCAGACCTATATTCCCAGCGTCATCGTGCTTTGGGGAAGCAAGTCAGCAGCCGTCAGGATATTCACCGACTACCTCGTGGCCGTACGTGAACAGGAATACCAGAACTACTGGCATTACTTACTGGATTTCCGCAACGGTTTCTGGCAAAACCCGATTGACAACCTCAGGTCACACTATGCCTGCCTGCACATAACCAGATTCAAGGACTAGAAGTCCAAAACTCAATTATTGAAGAGTAACTATACCCTAAAAAGGAGAAAAATAATGAATACACTATTCGTAATCAATGACGCTTTCAATACTGGTCAGATTGTCGCTACAAGAGGTGTTTACGACCTGGCATGTGAGAACCCCGGGTTTGCCCAGTTCATCCAGAAGTCACTTAATCGCCACGTAAAGGGTGACTGGGGAGACGTAGATGAAGAGGATAAGCAGACCAACGACCATGCGCTGAAACAGGACACACGGTTACTGTCGGCTTATAACGATGACCGATTTCCCAAGAATGGGGTGGCGACTATCTGGATAATAACCGAGGCCGACCGGAGCGCCACCACCATCCTCTTTCCCGACGAATATTAGCCAATCACCGATCTAAAAATACCAATTAAAGGAGGGTTACTATGTCCAAAAATGTAAACTTGATGATAGACGACCTTGTCGGCACCTTAACCGACCCTATCATCGTATACCCGGGTGGCTGGGGAGACAGTCTCCCCGAATGGCTAAAGAGTGCCATTACATTGGAAAGGTTGACCGAAAACATGAAGACTGCTAAGGGAGAACAACCTACGGGCACTGATGCTGAAGCCTGTGCCTATCTCAACACGGCTTCGCTGACTACGCCGATGGATTACGACTGGAGCCAGATTTACCTTTATGTCGCCGGCAAGACTTACACCCGTTGGCAAAAGAGCGAGATGCCTAACGACATTCGTGTAGAGTCGCTCAATAGCCAGCAAACGGCCGATCTGAATCGGCTTAAGGAGTGGCTCTATCGGCGGCGTACCACGGCAAGGCAGGAATCAGAACGGAATGAGAGACGGCAGCAGAAGGGGGGGGAGGTAGACAAGAGAAAAGCAGAACAACCGGCGTTGTTCGTGTTTTGAGGAAAAGCCACTCCAAATGATGCTATAATGAACCAAGTCAACATAAGTTTAGACACCCGCTCCGTGCTTCAGCACGGGTAATAGGAGGTACAATATGAAACCAAGTTATTCGGATGGAATGTGGAAGGCGGTTAGCGAAGGTGGAAAGTGGAAGATTCATTCTCCAAAAGATGAGGTCATTGCAACGATAGAGAAAAGCCGTAAAGCAGAACCTAACGCTAAGCTGATTGCAGCAAGCCCGATGATGTTTGAAGCTCTATCGGGTTTGGTTCAACTCATAGGTGAAGAGGACTTGCCCGATAATGGCGAACTCAGTGGTGCAGCCATCTGCGATTTGGCTCGTTCCGCTCTGGCAGTGGCTACTGGCAACGAGAACTGGCCAGTAAGTTAGTTCTTGTTATTCAACAGGTAAGGGGGTGACGGAAATTCCGTCACCCCCTTTTTTGTGTCTTTCACCTCTTTTTGCGTGAATGGTAAAGTCTAGTGTAGGTGCGGTGATTTTTCCCCATTTAGGACCCCATATCCGTAGCGCTTACACACATATTCCAACCAGTCTCGCCGCTTGCCCTGTCGGTCGTGTTCATATACCCACTGAACCAACTGTTGATGTGTGAACGCCGTGAATTTTGCTTTCCCGTTAAATAGGCGCCCCCAACCCGAGGCGAAATTGTCGATACCCGTACTCTTCAGGCATTTAATCAATGTCTGGTTGCGCGAGTCGTAGGCGACACTGGAAATGACAAATTCGTAATTTCCTCTAATGGCCAAACCTTCGGCGAGAGACTGTTGCCGAAATAGTTGATATCCGGCAGTAGCAGCCGGACAACATTTCAGTGTTTCGAGGGCTTCTCCGGTGAATTTGATGTAATCCCAATATTTGCGGGCCGTTCGTTCACCTTGGGCCCATTCAAGCATATAACATTGGTTGGTCGGATCGTTGTATACCTTGGATAGTTCCAGACACCTCTGTGGCGCAGGGTTGCCGTAGGTCCTTTTACGTCCTGAGCAGGGGTAGAAAGAATGCTCGGTAAGTTTGTTCTCGGTTAGAACAATTCCATGACCCCCGTTAACAAGGAAAGCAATGTCCGGGGAAGTTTGGTTCTTTCCGCGTTGGCCGTGTGGTTCGCCGAGGAGGGTTGAAGGGTCAAGCGGTGACTTCTCAGCCCATTCCAACTCGACCCGGTCAACGGTTTCGATGAGAGGAGATACGTGCTCATGCAAGAAGCCGGCTAGTATTTCCCGGTCCTCCCTAAAAGCGAAATATAGATTGGAACATTGAACCCACGAGCTTTTTAAGTTATGGACGCCATCGTGCTTCTGAACGCCGGTGCAGTCAAGGTATGCCGGCAGCGAGTTATCTTTATCGCTTCGAATACTCTGCAACAGTCCCTCTTCCCACAATTCCCTGGGTAAAATCCATGGGCGTCGTTTGTGATGCTGCTCTCCCTCGTCCTGGTTCGTTAAATGGTCACGACGCCATTGAGTCTGGTAGCTATTCATGTACTGGTCAAAATCTTCCATGGTTGCGCCTTCGATCAGCCTGGACCTGATTTGCATATCGCATTTGATTTCTTGCCTCGCACCGTCATCAATATCCGTTCAATACAGGCTTCAAAATCCCTTTGGATTTCATGTTGCCAAAGGCGGATCACAGTCCACCCCATCTGGCGAAGTATGCTGTGATTTTTGATGTCCCGCTCCCTGTTCTTAGATATCTTCTCTTTCCAGAAGTCCGATACCTTGTCTTGCCACAAAGGGAATCGGTATCCGTGCCAGAAGTCGCCGTCTACAAAGACAACGACTCGTGCTTTGCTGAAAACGATATCCGGCTTGCCTGGTAACTCTTTGACATTCTTTCGAAATCTTAAACCTTGTTTATAAAGCGCTGACCGCACCCGCATCTCCAAACCAGTATCTTTTCCCTTAATACGAGACATACAATAGCTACGCTGCTCCAGTGTCAGGTTATCCGGCAT